GCTTCGCTTTTGGTCGCTTCGCTTTTGGTCGCTTCGCTTTTGGTCGCTTCGCTTTTGGTCGCTTCGTTTTTGGTCGCTTCGCTTATGGTCGCTTCGCTTTTGGTCGCTTCGCTTTTGGTCGCTTCGCTTTTGGTCGCTTCGTTTTTGGTCGCTTCGCTTATGGTCGCTTCGCTTTTGGTCGCTTCGCTTATCCCTTTACCAAAACTGTTTTTTTTAACAAGATGTCAATGTTTGCCAGCATTCGTTTTTTCTCTAAATTATAGGGCCTTATAGATGCAATGCATTCCGCATACGGTTTCCATTTTATTTCACTGATTTCATTCGCTTCTTGGATGGCAGGCACACTATCTTCAAAATCCATATAGGTTAAAAAATACTTGTGCTTGTACGACTTGTAATTGGACCCAAAAAATATCTCCTCAAACGGCGAAATATTATTCACGATTTTGTTCTTTTCCACATTTATCCCGGTCTCTTCACTAAACTCGCGCACCGAACAGTCCAAGTCCGTTTCATTGTAATTGCGCCGGCCTTTGGGAAACCCCCATTCGGGTTCGTCCCATTTTGTGGGCGATGCATCCACTAAATCCGCCAATGTATATTGTCCATTGATTCCGCTCCTCAACTGGTAAAATTTTTCTTTAGAAATGGTTTCCTCGTTCTTGTAATGAGAGAAGTTCGCCTCTTTCCCCCAGACTGATAACCAGATTTCTTCAAAATCCTTGGTTTTCAGCATATCCTTCTCTGCATTCGTCATTTGGTAAATCATATTAGAGACGTAATACTGGTTGTAAACCGAATACTTGCCCCGTATGAAATCAATGAGTCCCAGTGTGTGTTTTCGCCGTATCATCAAATACTCGGTCAAATTGGTTTCCGGGTTTTTGCGAAACGCAATTATACCATTGCTCGTGATGGGGAGACAGCAATTATAAAACATATGACCTTTTTTTCCACAATTATTGCAATAAACGTTCATTCCTACTTGAATATAGTATCTATGTTTCTATATACTTTTAAATATGTCAACCAAGTTAGATGCAAAGACGTGGGGTCCGCATTACTGGTTTTTTATGATGACCGTTGCACTAACGTATCCCGATTTTCCAAATGAAGTGACGAAACGCAAGTATTATGATTTTTATATGAATTTGCCGGTTTTTATCCCGGATGGAGAGATGTCCGGCCGATTTAGCACAATGTTGGACAAATACCCGTTAACGCCGTATTTAGGGAGCAAAGATTCGCTGATTCGCTGGGTCAATTTCATCCAGAACAAGTACAACGATTTGTTGGGAAAACCGTCGGTGTCCTTGGACGAAGCAATGCAAGAATATTTTGACAATTATATGCCGAAACCGGTTTATTTGCACCAGCAACTGAAAATGCGCCGATACTATTTGCACGTGGCATTTATTTTGGGGTGTCTGGCGTTAATTTATTATTATTGGGGGAACTAATAGTTCCCCCATACCCCCTCCTTTACAGTAAACATTATTAAAATAATAAAAAGAAGAGATAAGCGAAGCGGGACCTTTGGTTCTCCCACTAGTATATATGCGCATAGAACTCGTGATTTTTGGAATAGCCGCATTTTTAATTGCAAACGTATATACGGACGGGAAATACTGGAAGCTATTGCAAACCAACCGAAAATATTATAAAATTGCCGGGATTGCTTTAGGTGCCTTGATGTTGTACGTGTTGTTCAAAAAGTTTCCATCCAAAGCCGGCGATATTATCCGCGGGTCCGACGAATACTTAAAATATTTGCCCGTTGACAAGGAAACTATGAGCGTTCTGAACCCCATCCTGGATTTCACCAAGAAACAAAACATGTACAACGACAATGCTGGTGGATTAATGCCAATTTTACCTGTGGGTCAAGAGCGCCAAGAAACCCGAATTATGAACTCGGGAAAAGCCGATGGTGTAACAAAAACCAAACGCTCCGTCAGCGAAACCAAGAAGAAATTTGTTGCGAGCAGACAAAACTGGAAATGCGAAGACTGCGGTGAACAATTGTCAGCGTGGTTTGAGGTAGATCACAAAGTGAGGTTGGAATATGGCGGAAGCAACCACGTGGACAATTTAGTAGCTTTGTGTAGAGAATGCCACGGCCGCAAAACCACTATGGAGAATTTATAAAGGGGACCTTGGTTCCCCTTTTTTGCTTCGCTTATCCCCTCCTTTTATTTAAGCATATATCGTACTTTGTTTTTGTTGGTTGCTGAACACCTTGGTTCCGCTTTGCTTACCCACCCTTTTATTAGTTATCCTTACTGAAACGAAGGAGGGGTCAAAGGGGAACCTTGGTTCCCTTTATTAGTTCTCCTTATTATATATTATGTCAACAACAGCAACAGCAACAACACCAAATACCTTTAATTTTGTAGAATGTTTTAAATCAAATGCAATCACGCTTGCCGTCGCAATTTATATGATTGTGATTGCGTATTACATGACAAAAAACCCTGAAAAACTGTTTACTAAATTATACTTATATGTAACAATTGCAGTGGTTCCGCTTTTTATTGGCATCATATTTGCACTAAAAAACTCGGGTTCTGGTTCAACAAATCTTACAGTATCTGACTATATTAAGTACGGTGCCGGGTTTCTTGGTTTCTTGCTTGTCGTGTATTTTTTGAACAATATTAATCTTTCGTCAAAAATGGTTTTTTTAGCAACTGGTTTTATTCAATTAATTGTGGTACTGATGATAATCGTGGCCCTCGCAATTGTCTACAAGGTTGGCTCCAATTCACTCTATAAAATGCAGGGATGGCCGGGGTTTATTGTAAACATCATTTTTTACATTCCGTGTATGCTTTTGGATTTACTGGAATACTTAAAAGCCGATTTGCAACAGGCACCGAAAGCAATTTATGTATTATTGATATTTGAAATAATTCTGGGTCTTCTCTATTTCTATGCCCCAAAGATAACGAAACTGTTTGCAAAATCATTTTCCAACAAAGATGGGAAGATTGTTTTTCTGGAGCCGCTGCGGATCAGCAATGAATCGCGGTTATCCAGTTATGTGGAATTGCAAAAGGGTAAAATTGGCGATGATGCCATTGTCAACAGTAAATTCGCCATCTCTGCATGGGTCTACATTGTTCCCTCCACGAGCCTTGGTGGTGATACAACCGTGTTTGAATTCACTGATTACCACCCGCGACTTATTTACAACGGCGCAAAAGGAAAATTCAGGGCGTTTTTAAACCAGGCCAAGTATGTGGAATTTGATATGCCTTTGCAGAAGTGGAACCACGTGGTGTTCAATTATGCCAAGTCCAATGCAGACATATTTATCAATGGTGAACTTATTGGGTCTGCAGAGAGAGACCCAGTCAATGAAAACCTAAGCCTTGGTGATGTTATTGTGGTTGGCCAGAACAATGGTTTGTCGGGCGGAATGTGCAATATGGTTTATTTTGGCCGACCGTTGTTAAAATACGAGATTGAAACCATTTATGCGTTGAATAAGAGTGCGGACCCGCCGACCCTATAAAGGGAGAACCAAGGTATTCAGAGAAGCAAAGCTTCTCTTACGCCCCAAACCCCCTCCTTAAAGGAAACCAAGGTTCAACAAGTTTACGCATTTGTCCTTTCCCTTCTTTTAGTATTTTTATTCACTAAATACAAATACTAATTTTAGATATTCTTATACGCTTACCAGATACTACATTGATAAGGAGGGGTCAAAGGGGAACCATGGGTTCCCCTTACATTGAATAATGGGGTGCAACTCGGCGCGCCTCCAACTGTTCTCTAGACAAATACAAGCTCTTCAAATCGGACTCGGAATAGCCAAGCGGTTTCTTTTCGTCAATAGGCGAACTGTACATATATGGAGTACCAGTAGCACCCTTGGAAATTTGGTCAACAAACCGCTCATAGTATCCTACATCGTTGCTGGCGTTTCTAAAATCATTTTCCATAATGGTTTTGGCGTTGGTAATCATATACTGGCGATACTTGGCATTGTTGACCTCACCACTCTCTTTCACAATGGAGTTGTGCAACAAAGTTTCAGAACGATTACTGGCGATAATGGAGCGTCCGTCATTCATCAAGGGAGGGAAACCGGGGTATTTATTGTTGGCATAATATCCTAAACTTGATTGGGGGATAGTTTCTTTAATTACGGGATAGGCAGATTCAATGGATTGTCCACAATACATTATTTAATATAGAAGGGGAAAAAAATAGGGAACGTAGGTTCCGCTTCGCTTATTGCAAAACATAACCAAAACAAAGGGAGGGGGGTAAGCGAAGCGACCGCGTAGGGGGCGGAAGCGCTTTGCGCTGAATCCGTAGGTTCCGCTTCGCTTATTGCAAAACATAACCAAAACAAAGGGAGGGGGTAAGCGAAGCGACCGCGTAGGGGGGTAAGCGCTTTGCGCTGAATCCGTAGGTTCCCCTACTTTAATACCTGGACCACGCCTCATTATTGTATCCATTCAGAACCAACATTTTGTCTCTATTCGCTTTCCAAAATTCCACCTTGGCATCTAAAGCCTGGTCCTCCTTCGTTTTGGGATAAACTTGGTCTTTCTTAGCACTCATTAACGCCTTCTCTGCATCCGTCATCGGCGGTTTTACACCATAACAATTGACGCCAAATCGCACATTCGGATTAGAGAAGTAGCCGCCATTGACACCAGGTCGTCCTAAATCGTGTTCGTGGCCCTTGACTTTTTGCAATTTAGCCCACGTCGCCTTCTGCGTGGGGAAATAGGCGTGCTGGTCTTCGCTCCAGCCATACGTGCCCCATTCTGCGCCATTATTGTATGCTTCCTCAACTTCGTCATAAGTGGCTAATCTGGAACCCATTGCCTTGCATACGGCTTTGGCGTCTTCATAACTGTAGAGATTGTTTGAAATGTTATAAACCTCATCTTTTACAGGAGCAATGGTTGTTATTTTTTTTGTCTCGGAGACCGAATTTAAATCAGGTACCACTGTATCACCAAAAATGACACCAATCACGTCAATCTTCAAAACGTATTTGAAAAACTGGATGAACAAGAGAATGAACAAAAAGATAAATGCCTTGGATTCAAGAAATGAAACCGTTACGGGTTTGTCAGACGGATTCATTGGAATTCCAAAAAAGTAGATTCCAACATAGAAAAATATTATGAAAAGCCCAACTTCTAAAATAGAATAAGCGTTGTTCAAGTAGTGTTTGGTGGATTCAAGTAAATCGTGCCAGAATGTTTCCTGTTCGGAAAAGGGCAACGAATAATAGTAGACTGTACCAATAATGATAATAAGAATCATAACAATCATATCGGTAAAACTGGCTTTTGATGAATGGTGGGCAGGGTCGGACCCGTCATAAAAAATACCTAAAATTGCATAGATAATAAAATATATTGCTAAAAAACTGGCAGTTAACATTAATGTGTTTTTATCCAGATAATTGTCTTTGTCAAATATAGAAGATTCCTCTGCAACTTTATTTCCTGAATTATCAGTTACTTTATTTCCTGAATTATCAGTTACTTTATTTCCCGAATTATCAGTTACTTTATTTCCTGAATTATCAGTTTTTGATGACATTCTATAATATATTATAGAATATCATTATAAAAATAAGGGAAACCTACGGTTAAGCCCGTCGGGCTTCGCCCTTTCCCCTATGACCCCTTCCCTTAAATTGAAAAAATATAGTTAATTAATGGAAACCTAAGGTTATTCAGAGAAGCTTCTTCCTTTCTCCTATCACCCCTTCCCTTAAAAGATAATATTAGTATGGGGTCATAGGGGAACGACGAGTTCCCTTAGTATGGGATCATAAGGGAACGACGAGTTCCGCTTCGCTTACCCCCTATCTTATCTTGTAAAAAAGACAATACGCCATCGGTGTGATAATGCTTTCCGGCCCAATTTTGCTCAAGCTTTCGTCATTGAAATGCACCCACTCTTTCTCTGTTTTCACATAAGAGGTATAATGTCCACCCATCGGCCCACCCATGTGATTGGATACTCCATAAAGGTCATAGACATACTTTCCCGAATCATAGCCCTCAACGTATTTGGATAAATCAAGGCCAGTTAATGGGCAATCCACCAAATGGTTTATGCGACTGATGTTCCGGTAATTCACCAAAAATCGCTTCAATGTAATCACCAGAATCTTCGGAAAATTCCAGAAATAATTGCGCCGAATCACGTCTTCTTTTTTCCCCGTCTTTTCATTGAACCACTGGTTCTCTCCATTCATCAATTCTTCTTTGACAAATAAATCAAAACAGTCGTACAATGTAATTGGAGATTTCTCTAAGGTGGATAAATCTACTGGTATCGGCAAATCAATGATGAAATAATGCTCGGGTTTTTGAGAATAAATTTCTGAAGGTGCTGACGCTAAAGCATTTGCTGACGCTAAAGCATTTGCTGATACTGAACGAATCTCGGTCATACAAATTCCGTAAAACAAATCGTATATTTCCGAATACTCTTTTGAGTAAATCTCGTTCAACAAATCGCAACATTTGAGTGCCATCGTGTCTACATTTGTTTTTACTTTGCCCTTGATACTTACCTTAACCGGTCTTGCAATGGATGCGTGAAAACAATTCACAATGAATCGCAGAAACTCGGTCACGTCATTTTGTGCAAACCCGGTAAATATCTCTACATTCTTTTTTAATGCAACCTGCTGAACGGACGTGACAAACTTGAGCGGTCTTACCACGCCATTCCCGGACCACATCAGTTCGGTCAAATTTTTCCACTCATTCAAAATAATAGATTCTTCCATCTTTTTATTTGTTTCCATTCGGGTTAAAACTGCTTTATTATTAAATATTTTATGGAGATCCAGTGTATGTGTCAAAATCTGGACGCACGAGTTCAGAAAACACGTGTTCCCCAAATTTGTCAGACCTGTATATCCACTTTCTAAATAATTTTTTTCACTAATATTCATTTATAAAAAAGATATAATAATAGCTTTATATTGATAATTATTATATGGAAAACAACCCACCAACCGAGATAAACGAGACAATTTTGCGCATTGTCTCGCAGTACAACAACAACCAAGAAGACTATCATAGAAATATGCGGTCATTTATACACATTATGCAAAATATGAATGTAACCCCGCATCAACCAAGAACCGATAGTTTATACACATTTGAGTTTGGATTGACCGATGCAGCTGGCGCTTTATTATCTCTATTTGACCCATCGCGAAATACGATGGCTTCTGGATTATCTGCAACTGACATATCTGGCGGAACAACCGTTTCCGATTATGTGTTTCAAGACACAGGACTCATTTGTCCAATTACTTTGGAATATGTACAGGTCGGTGAACCAGTTATGCGAATCAATCGTTGCGGACATCAGTTCAAAGAGGCGGCACTAAGACGGTGGTTTTCAAATCATCGGAGATGTCCAGTTTGTAGGGGGAATATATAATTTAGATAAAATAAATACATAATGTATATATACATTATTTATTATGATCAATGGAAATGATTTTTTAATTAAATATTTTGGAATTTTTTTTATCATTACCGGTGTAATGCGATATTATTATCCAGTTGCTAGAAAAAATGAATTAAAAAATACTGGACTGCCTGAAGGGTTTGATTATCTTATTTTTTTATTTGAAATACTTATAGGCATTTTTTTACTTTTTAATATATTTGATAAAACAGTTATTTTAATTATTACTTTATTTTTTTTAATTGTTGGAACATTTTTAATTCTATTTAACAATTACAAAAAAATTATAAATGATTTTAATGAAGTTTGGACATACCAGCCAACATCAATGTGTGTTGTACTTCATTCTCATTATATATTAATGATTATTGTACTGTTACTTAATTTACACCAATAAATTAGTTGCATTTCCCTCAAATAATTAAAATGGGCATTTTAATTATTATATAATTGACTTATTGTACAACATAGAAAATTGAATAATCAAAAGTATTGATAAGTTGGAAAAATTTTTATAATGACTGCATCAGAAAAAATTTTCCAACTTCTCTTTTTATTTTACGGGCTAATTTTCAATCTTTGTTTTTTTGACCTTTTTTTAAAACCCGAATTATTTTTAATTGACTGCATGAGAAAAAATTTTCCAACTTCTCCAAAAAATTTACGGGCTAATTTGTGATTCTTGTTTTTTTGACCTTTTTTTGATTTTATAAAAAATTCAAAATTGACTGCATAAAAAAATTAAACTAAGGGAAGGTTCAAAAGGCGTAAGTGAAGCTGAACCGTAGGTCAACAAGTTTACGCCTTTATTTTTTCGCGAAGAAACTCGTAATCGGTTTTAAACCATTCTTGTCATTATTGATTTGCATCAAATGTTTGTCAAACAACAATTCTTTCACCTTGTCGGAACAATACTTCTCCTTCTTCTTAATAAATACTTCAAAGTCAGGGTACTCTTTCTGCAAATTCGCAATATCGGATTTGTACTTTTTAATCGCGCTCATTTTATTCTGGTTTTTCCACATTTCCTCCAAGGCCAGACCCAAGAATTGGCAAAGCGGTTTCATCAATTGGTTGCTGACATAAAACCCGAAATCCATTTTCAACTTATTCTCCAAAATGAACTCCGGTGTTTCTATCTTCTCTCCTTGAAGCGCTTTTTTATTCTGGTTCACTACGTGTAGGAATTTGATTCGGTCACCCGGTTTCGGCATATTTCCTGGATCCCTTTGTCCAATTCGGTCCGCCAAAACCCGGTGTGCGATTTGTTGCGGATTCTTGTAATAACTGCGCAACGATTTGGTGATTGCCAGTTTGTCTGTCGGCACATTGCCTTTAATCAATTCGGTGAGCGAGTTGTCCAAATACTGGATTGCGGACTGGACGGATTGACCGCTCATAATGAGATTGATGATTTGGCCATACGTGTCTTTCAAGTAGTCGCACGAATCGCGGCGTTTCAAGGACAACCCCATATACTTGAGTTTGCCCTTATTGGGGTCCTCTTCGTACAAGATACCCACGTACCGTTTTTTGGATAATAATGCAAACGGCATCAGCGTCTTCTCGTAAGCCAAATTCATCGGCGGTTTCAAAAACATACTGGAATAGTGCGCGGCTTCTTGCGCCAGTTCAATCGTGATTTCCAACGCGTCTTTTCCCACTATTTTTCGGCCGGTGTCTTTGTCCGTCAAGTTGAATATGAAGAAGACCGAGTCTGTATTGTGCACAATCATTGATCCAATTCCCGCTGCGAAATGGTGGTTCTCGGTTGTCAAATCGTACACGTATCCGTTGTATCCAGACAATGACTCCATCTCGTGAATTGTATCCGCTTCTTCAAACGGTTGTCTTTGATAGGTCAACGTGTACGACATATTGCTTGTTCCCATGACCTTCTGTTTTACGTGGAACCCGCGACTTCGCAATAATAAATACGCATAGGCGGCATCAATGCAATTGTTGATAATCAGCGTATCCACCTGGTTTGTAAATGTATCCATGTATTCTTGTGCCGAAACATAATTCCGCGTTTTGTAAAACTCGCACGTAGTCAAATCCAAATCGTGGTGCAACAGCTCCGTCCAGAGTCCCACGTCTTTGGGCGAGACTTCTTTGGATAACCCGTCTTTGCCGTCTTTCAACAACAAGGAATGGTCGTCGGTTACATCCACCCAACCACTCAAGGTTTGAACACGGACTATTTTCTTATGGGGTGCCAACCAGTGTTTTATTACGCGGTAAAGACGGGTCCAGCCCTTCTCGGTCCAGGTTTCCACATCTACGCGCATCTCACATACTTCTTTGGTTTGTTTTCCGGGTTCTTGGCACATTCGCCAAGCGGGTTTGTCAACTTCGTTCAACTCGCCATATTTCTCCGCCAAATCCTTGATTTTGACAATTTCCAGGTATTTGCCTTCCACACGCACATACACTGGTGTATACTCCGCCACGGAATCGCCATACACGTACTCCGCGTTTGTCATGATTAAACCGTGATTCTTGGTTTCACATACGCGGTCCGCGTATATTTCCTCAATAATTCGGCGTGCATACGTGATGGACATTCGCCCCGTTGCCGTAGTGGAAGCCGCCACATCCTTCTCATAAAAGGTGGACGTGCGCGCCCCGCACTGACCATACAGCGAATTTGCAGTGACTTTATAAGCCAATTGACGTTTATCCAGAATGTTCGCCATAAATGGATCGGCTGCTTTCTTCGCCTTCTTCTTGGTATCCTCACGCGCTTTCAACAACTCCATCAAAATGGATGGCATCACGGATTTCTCATTGTTTGGCAGTTGCGCCCAGCAAACCACGCGTTTGCCCACCTTCGTCTTCACCGCCTTCGCCGCCGGTCGTTCCGGGTTTCTGCGCCATTCAAATGTGTCAAATTCCACCTCTACATATTCGTAGTTGGATAATCCATAGTAAATGTAGTTGCCGGCGCGGTCCTTCTCGCCTTCCTCCTTCACCAGCTTTCCGGCCAGGTCGTATTCTTTCGCCCACACCTTACTGCTGTGGCAGTAATTCTGGCTAATCATAGACGATGGATAAAGCGACGAATAATCCACACAGGCGACGGGCTCATCAATGTAAATCTTGGTTTTGGGTGGCAACACAATGGCGCCTTCGTATCCGCCGTCCAACTTACCCTTTTCCAAATCAGGCATCAGGTATCCCTTCTCCATGCATTTTTTCGCAACGAAACTGGTTAGCTTGATTCCCTGACCTCGGAAAACGAGGAAATTGATGGGCACCGAACACAAATTCGCCATTTCCATATATTCGGTCAAAACGTCAATCTTCCGCATCAAATGGTGCACCAGATTGCAATCCTGAATACAGTATTTGGCGACGACCGCTCTTTCTGCGTCGGTGCCATTGCTCATTCGGAAAATATCCTGGGGCGACACGTCGTCTTTCGCCATTCCCCAGCGGAGTTTCTTGGTTTTATCAATGATGTCTGCGTGATGATCCGCTATCAACAAAACCTTGTACCCCTCCTTCTCCTCAATCGCCAATACCGTGAATTTCTTGCCGTCCATGTAGTAATCCGAGGTAAACGAACTCACTTCAATGTGGATGAAATCACCGGCGTGCAAACCAATTAAATTCTTGGTATACAATTCCGTGCATTTGCCCAAAGTGGGATGATCCACATTGGCGATTTTCTTGATATCGTCGCTGATATTCTGCGAGGCCACGTCGTCCAATTTATAAGAAGACAAATTGAAATTTCGGCGGAAATAACTGTACATATCCACCTGGAGTCGCCCGCTCATCACAACATAGCGCAAATCGTATTCGCCACTTGCAATTGCGATTTTGGTATTTTCAATGCTAATGTTGGTAGGGTCGTTGCGCTCTCTTTTTCCACAGAATTCGTTGCGACGTCTAGATAATTGCAGGAATTCATTCACACAATGGGTCTCCTCGGCGCGGCGGAACAAGAACTCGTAATCAAAACCGAAGATGTTGTATCCGATAATGATGTCGGGGTTTTCCTGCTGGACAAGTTCGGCCCATTTCAAAAGAACCGTCTTCTCCGCCTCCAGCTTGTTTCCGTCAATAATGGGGACGGCCTCAATGGTCGCACCCTCCACCGGCGCACATCCGCCCAACACAATGCAATGGTTCAAGTACGGCTCGGCGCTTCCGTAGTTCAGGAAAGTGGACCCAATCATTGTCACTGGATCACCCTCCAATGGAGGAAACATTTCCGTCAATACTTGGTCAATGTATTCCACCTTTTGGTCCCTACTATAATCGTTACTCAACACAATATCAATGATGGTGTTGTTCTTGGCGGCCTTTAACCCGGTTCTGGTTTTAACCACTTTGTTGTCGTCGTCCTCATCATCATCGGAATCAATAACATTGGCTTCGGCTTCTTCGTCGTCATCCGAACCGCCTTCATTATCAGCTCCTGCTCCGCTTTCAGCCGCTGCAGACCGTAATTTATTGAACATAGATTCCACAGTCAGTACCTTCAATGCATCCGCATTCTTGGCTTCCAAATTGTTGAACGGTGTTTGAAGAACCTCGGCAATCAATGCCTCCACATAGGCTTTTTTGGGTACACCTTGTTTCGGATAAACCAGGTCAATTCCGTGAACCGCATCGTAGCCAAATGCGGCCAACACCATTTGTTTAAATGTGGATTGAGGATTTACGATGAGTTTGTCATAATTATCCATCATATTGATGGCCAAACGCTTATACGTCTTCTTGGGCAAGGGAAAATCGCCGTGACTACTGCCCGCCTCAATATCAAAACTCATAATCTTGTAAGGGACAATGGTTTCCTTTTCGGGCAAAGGTTTAATCAAATTTTGCGATGCCACGTATTCGTATGTGCAGGTGGTTGTTTTAACGGGGGTTTGTGGTGCCCTCGTGGAAACCATTACCCAACCATTCGGTGAAATCTTGGTCAAATGGAAGAATCGCAAAAGGGGCGGCAAATTTGCCTCGTACAGCTGAGTATGGGGCGTAAAAGGTCTTACGCGACGCCCGCCATCTGGCAACTGCTGGTACCACAAATTCTTGACTTTGTTCATAACAACCGTGTTTTTGAATACCAATTTAACAAACTTGGATTTTTTTCCTGCACTGAATCCATAAAGCTTTTGACTGTCCACCAGTTCAAAATTCGTAATAGAATCCTTGTAGAACTCGCCGATGGACGACTTGATTTCGCGAACCATTGTATTCACCTTGCCCAAGTTCCACTCGTCGCCGACCTTGATGTAGAAGAACGGCTCAAAATCGTCCACGATGATAGAACACGTTTCGCCCTTCTCGTTAATTCCGTACATTTGGACGAGGAATTGCTTTTCGTCGCAACGTTTCTTTTTCTCTTTTTCGTCGTCGCTTGACGACGCCGCCTGTTCCAAAACGTCATTTAAGACATCAAAGTAGAAGAGACGGAATGATTTTGCTACTGCTATTTTCTTTTTTAACATTTTATGAATGGATTGATTGGTTTATTTAATACTTTCTGTTTATTTTGTTTGTTTAGTTTCAATTTTAGGGGAAACGTAGTTTCCCCTATGACCCCTTCCTTATTTTGCAAAGTTGCGAATAAATGTTCTTTGGTAAATTATAATGTCCGAACCAATAACAATTGAAATCAATGAGTTTTTACCGGTTGATTCATCCATTGTAGAGAATCCAACTGCAGAGAATCCGCCTGCAGAGAATCCGATCGCAGAGAATCCAATCGCAGAGAATCCCCCTTCGGAGAATCCAATCACAGAGAATCCAATCGCAGAGAATCCAATCACAGAGAATCCAATCGCAGAGAATCTATCTTCAGAGAATCCAATCACAGAGAATCCAATCACAGAGAATCCAATCACAGAGAATCCAATCACAGAGAATCCAATCGCAGAGAATCTATCTTCAGAGAATCCCATAACAACTGAAATAAATGACGTTTCATCCATAACCATAGAGATAATTGAGCCTTTACCAAATCCAATTGTTGAGCTGATGAAACAGCATTCCAAGATTGCCTTGTTGATTGGTCTGAACTACGTGGATTCTCCAGAAATTACCTTGAATAATAGGATTCAAAGTATGAACAATGCAAAACATATTTTAATTGGTGCATACGGTTTCACCGAGGATAATATTCTGGTTTTAATTGAACCTTTAAGAGAGAAAGTGTTAACAACGTTAAATACCATCATTGGATCCAGCAATTTAATGAACGAAATCGTCATCTACTATTCAGGATACGGAAACGGAATTATGAAAACGGACCTCGGGTTTTGTGCAGAACCGGGAATCATTGACAACCTTGCAAAACAGATTATGCCCGCGGATTTTGCAGAGATTGGCCAGGACGAATTGACGTCTATGTTGAATCAGTCTTGTTGCAAAACGGTCTGCATTATGGATATGTGTCCTTATGGAAATGAAGAGATGTTGCTAAAATGGGGTGCGGACGTCAATAATCATGTGAAAGTGATAACATTATGTGAAAGTGATTCACATAATACGAATAAAAATCAACTTATCCAGTTGATGTTAAGGGAACGCGGTTCCGATTTTTAACGCCTTCTTTGTTTTCGTTGGCTCTTTCTGTTGTTCTTGTTCTTTCTCTTGTTGGTTTTTCTTTTACCGCCATCTTGGTCAGAATCATCATCTTCGTTAATCTTTTTTTTTTTTGAGTTATCTTCGGTCATATTTTCGGTTAAATCATCTGTCAATTCTTTTTTTGAGTTATCCTTGGTTAAATTTTCGGTCAATTCTTCCTCTTCCTCTTCCTTTTCCTCTTCCTTTTCATCTTCCTCTTCCTCTTCCTCTTTGTCTTCCTCTTCCTCTTTGTCTTCAACATTCTCTTTTTCATCTTCAACAACTGATTCTTTCATCTCTTCAATCTTTTCTTTAAGAGAATCAACCATTTCAATCAATTCATTTGATTCTTCTTCATTCAACTTACCTCCACGCATTTGTTTGCGATTTCTACGTTGTTTCTGAGTTTGTTTTCTTTTTTGACTCTTTTTTCGGCCACCATTATTACTTCTAAATAATTCCAATATTTTATCATCGTGCAACATATTATTATTCTCTAAATCCACCCCTGTAGTAATATCCATTAAATTTTGTATTATGTCAATGTAGGTATTCTTTCTATTTTTGCTTACAAATTCATTAACTATTTGTCTAGCTTTAGCTTTGTTATCATTGTAAGTTTCATACGTGATACCGTTAGAAATCAATTCTTTTTTTAATTCATTATTCAATTCAATAATTGAATCACCTCCACGCATTTGTTTGCGATTTCTACGTTGTTTCTGAGTTTTTTTACTTTTTTTGTTACTTTTTCTTTTTCCCCCCTGAAGATAACCTATTGTCTCACCATTAGGCAATGTATATTCTTTCCCCCATATCTCTTTTTCATCATCTTTAGCTTTTCTATATTTTTCAATTAAATCTTTGTCGGAAATCTCAAAAGTCTCTTGAGTAAAATAATCAAGCATTGTGTATTTTATTCCATTTTTGTGTTTTATTCTATTTATTTCGTATATATTATTATTGTTTTTGTTAATAAATACATCACCAACCTTAAACTCAACACTGCTCATTCTATATAATATATAAATATAAAATTACTTGTTCAAAATAAATTCATTAATTCCTTTTAACACATTGGACCCAATTTTGCGTCCGTTCACTTTAATTTGCAATAAATACTCTGGGTCCGAACGAATACGGTCTACAAATTCCAGAAAGTTGGAAAACGGTTTCATAATTTCAATGGATATGGCTGAACTAATTCCCGGAATTTGCATCAATATCATTTGGCCGATGTTTTCCTTGGTAATATTTGCCTTCTTAGAGACTTTGACAACGTTGCAATAGTCTGTGGATTCTAAAGGTTTCTCTGAAGGAATATTGGTTAATAAAGTGTTGTTTAATTCAGGAGTGTTTAAGGGAGGGGGCATGGGGGCGGAAGCCGTAAGCGAAGCAACGCTGGATCCGTAGGTTCTCCCACCTTTCTTAATCTCTTTTGCAATCTTGTCGGCCATGCAGAGAATGTACATGGTTGTCTCCGCTAAAGAAACTGTCCGATGAACCGAAAATCCCTTGAAATAATTGAGAGAAGCGATGCATGAAATAACCACTTTTTTGTCTTTTACCGTAGACAGCATTCCTTCCAATAAATAAACAACATTGTGGGGATTCGGGAAACAATTGGATAAACGGTAAGATTGCTCCGAGTACCGGCCGTCCTTGATAGATGCCAATAAATCCTGGAGCGACTTTCTCTCAATGCATAAAAAAGTAGTTGACTCGTCATCGTTCGTGAATAAAATATCGCCGAGTTGCAAGACGCGTTTCTCCAAAACAAATAGTTCTTTGTTTAAATATTCACTGTTCAAACATAACTCGTAGAGAGAAGTCTCTCTTTCATCAATAATTACCTTCATTTAGTGTGTTATTCATTTTCTCTTTATTTGTTTTATAATTCTTCTCTTTACTGTACTGGTTTCGTGTTCTTCTTTTAGTGTATTGGTTTCTCTTTACTGTATCATTCTCTCAAACACCTCATTGCTAATTTCCTTTTCACAGAATATTTTGAGGTAGCATCGCAAACAGACCATTGTGTCTACCAATGAATTGTGCAGTTCGTACTGATTCGCATCTTGTTTAAACAACAGCTCGTAAAGAACCGACAATCTGACAAATCGGTTAAGACCGCAGTATTTCATTCCTTCCATCATTGTGCAACTGATGGGCTTCTCCGCTCCATTTTCGTTTTGATAAAAGATTCCAAGCATTTGGGGAAACCGATTCCGCATACATTCAATCCGAATCATCTTGCTGTCAAACCACATATTGTGCGCAACAATCGCGTCGCACTTCAAATACAGTTGATAAAAGGTGCTCAAAGCCTCGCCAATTTCCATTCCCGAATCGCATTTCTCTCTGGTAATGCCAGTAAGTTGCTGAACGATTTCGGGGATTTCCACGTGATCTGGGATTTTCACGTAAGTGTTAAAGACCTTCTTGACCTTTTGATTATCCACATCGTAGAGAACCGCGGACAACTGAGTAATATAAGGATGTAATGCTAGATCCTTATATTGCAATGGAAGCAATGTCTTATTGATGAGTCCGGTGGTTTCCGTGTCAAAGACGAGGACACATCTGGATGCAGTTTTGACCTTTGTTAAAGGCACAACAAACATCGTGTCCAAATCGGAAAGACACATCTGTTCTAGTTGTAAAGACTTGGTTCGGGTTCGCATCGCGTGTTCATTGAACATCTCTGCAATCTGGGTCTTGAAACGGGTCTCCATGGAGTGAACGTTGTATTCGTGAAATTTGGCAAACATTTTATTTAAATTAGTTAGTTAGTTGAATTATTTAATTGATTGGGTTTTATGCTTTTCTTAAACCGTGGTTAAAAACTTCAATTTTAAAGGAAACCTACGGTTTCCTTTTTTTTGCTTTGCTTATACCTTCCCTTACAAAAATTGTCACCAAAATTTCATTTAAGGAGGGGGTCGTAGGGGGAACTACGTTCCCCTACTCGGGTTGGGCCTTCAAAATATCAGGCACTTCATTCGGCGGCCTTGATCCTGCTCCATAAATGTCCGGCAAATACGTGGTCTTGGGCGTGAAATATTGCGGTTTGCTGACGTATCTGTCCGCATAGGCCCCGGATCTAACCGCATTCTCGGTGACCTGGACTCCGCCCCAGTTGTAATCCATCGGGTTCTCACTATCCGGTCCTTTCTTCGCGGTGCTTTCGTGGATAACATCCAATTCTGTGCGTTGTCCCACGTGTAATCCATAGGGGTCAAATCCCGCATACATTCCTTGGTTGTATGCACCATCTCGGTTTGCGTCTAAAACCTGGATGGGGTTGCCATCAATGGAAGACAGACGGCCAAACACCGTGGGATCAATGTTGGGCGGGGTTCCACCTTGCAAATCAAACGGGCTTGGGCGCATCCTGTATACGTCGGTGCCCTGAGTGGTGGATTCGTACTGAAGGAAAAGAACGGGACACACAGTTCCAGCCCTGCGTTGGATTTCTAAATAGTTGATGTATTCGTCCAAATTGTAAAAAGGCATTGGGTCCGCTTTACTTTTCGTATTGTACAAAAGAAGTGTGTTGCCTTTGCGAATCAATAAATCGGGACAGCCAGTTTCTTTAGACATCGTCTCCATAGATTCAATTGTCGTGTAATAATACAGTCCTGCTAAAAATACGATGACTGCCAGAACTAGAATTATTTTAGTATTCATAATATAATATATCCATAAAATATATAATGGGTAAGACAATCGTCGTCGGAAAGCTGTATATGGTTGGGTGCGGTCATTGTGAAATGCTGGAACAACCGTGGAACGAAATGAAAAAGAATGTTGAAAAAAAAGTCATGGTTGCAGGTGACATTGAAGCTGCTCAAACCCAAGAATTGGAACAACTAAATAAAGAAAATGGAGCCAATGTTGAAGCGCAAGGTGGTTACCCTACAATTTACAAGATAAAAAAGGGTGGCAAAGTTGAATACTACAATGGAGAGAGAACCGCGTCCAAACTAATTGGATGGGCTTTGCAAGGAAAACAAACGTTTCGAAATAAGAAAAGCAAGAAAAGACATTCCAGAAAACATTCAAGAAGACACCGATAAAAAATACGTTATTTGAATAATGTATTATTTAAAAGAAACCGTAGGTTTCTCTTTGACTCTTCCCTTAAAAGGAGGGATCATAAGGGAACGTAGTTCTCTTAAAAGGAGGGTTCATAAGGGAACGTAGTTCCCTTAAAAGGAGGGTTCATAAGGGAACGTAGTTCCCTTATTTAACAGTGCCATCCAACCATTACAGTGGAGCCAATCGGTCTAGCAACTCTGCAATTGGAGTTGGGGTATCTAGAACGCTGACTGCAGCCCAAAGTGAAGCACTTTCCAGGGGTTCTTCCGTAGGCTATACTGGTCCACGATTCTCTTCCAATGGAAGGAAATAGACCCATCTTCTTGTCTCCTCCTCCAGAATTACGATTAATCAAAGTTCCGGCATTTCTAGCTCTTGACGCGGCGTTATACAAGGTCATTTTTATATATAGCCGAAAGATATTTTTTAAGGGAACCTACGGTTCCCTTATGATCCCTCCCTTAAATAAAACATTGTAATAGCCGAATGGGATAATTAAAACTAAATCCGTAGGTTCCCTTAAAAGTATGGGATCATAAGGGTTAAGCGAAGCGGAAGCGACGAGTTCCCTTAAGGGAGGGATCAAAAGGGTTAAGCGAAGCGGAACCGTAGGTTCCCTTTATAGATTTGAAAACCATATAAATATATCTTGACTACTAAACTATTATTACTAAATATGTCTGCTCAACAAACCATTAAATCTATTTTCAATTCGGATGATGATATTCGCATTGAAAAAAATGAATTCGGAAAGGAAATCTACGTTTTTGACCCATACAATCCGCTAAACAAAGAGATTGGTCACAAGGACATTGAAACGATTTTGCAAACTTACGGAATTAATATCCCAATCACCAACATCAATTTGTACCGTCGCGCGTTCATCAACAAGTCTTATTTGCGTCGCCCCGAATTGGAAAACCAGGCAAACAATATTGTCATTGTGCCTAAACCGGCCGATTGTATGCCTCTGCACACCAAGTCCAACGAACGCCTGGAGTTTGTGGGTGACGGGGTTCTGGAACTGATCGCCAAGTGGGTTCTTTACCTCCGTTTTCCTAAAGAGAACGAGGGGTTTATGACAGAGAAAAAGATTGCCCTAGTAAAGAACGAAGCAATCGGCAAATTGGCGTATGAAATGGGCCTACATAAATGGGTTGTATTATCCAAGCACGCCGAGTCAAAAGACACGCGAACCAATCTGAAGAAGTTGGGGTGCGTGTTTGAGGCGTTTTTAGGTGCAATTTTCTTGGATTACAACCGGATGGAGGTGAAGGATGAAGGGCATTTATTTGAGAATGTCTTTTTGTCGGGGCCGGGATTCCAAATGGCACAGATTTTTGTGGAAAAGGTGTTTGATAAACACGTGGACTGGATGAATTTGATACGAAACGACGACAATTTCAAGAACATTTTGCAGGTGAAGATTCAGAAAGAGTTCAAGGTGACGCCAGATTATATGGAGGTCACTGACCAAAATTCAGATACGGGGTATCATATGGGTGTTTACTTGTGCTTGGGCCAGCCAGTTTTTGGATTGACGCATAAAAACTCGGTTCCCTATAGTAATTTTGCCAGTTTTCAAGAAATCCACGATTATATGTCGGTGAACTCAAAAGTTTTTATATTTTTAGGCGAAGGAAAGCACAAGATTAAGAAGAAGGCGGAACAAATTGCGTGCGAACTTGCACTTAGCAGGATAAATGAACTATAGGGAAACCTACGGTTTCCCCTATGACCCCTTCCCTTAAAGGGAACCAAGGTATTCAGAGAAGCGAAGCTTCTCTTACGCCTTTTGAACCCTCCTTTAAAAGGAAGGGGGTCATAGGGGGGAACGTAGTTCCGCTTCGCTTAACCCCCTATAATAATATCGTATCATATTATATTATTATGGAACGTGAATTTGATATAAGTCAGTTGAAAGAAAAAAGGGAACCAAAAAAACACGAACCCACAATTGTAAAAATATGTAAAAAAAAAGAAGTGGTGGATGAAGTTTTTGAAGAGGGTGAAGTGAATTCCGAAAAAGAATACCTAGAACCCGGGCCGTTAATTATTGACCAATTGGATGAAAAGAAGATTGACAGAAATGAAATTATGAAACGATTGCAAAAATTGATGAATGGGGAGTCTGTTGAGGAATTTATGAAAGAAAAAGAGGTTTCTAAAGAGGTTTCTAAAGAGGTTTCTAAAGAGGTTTCTAAAGAGGTTTCTAAAGAGGTTTCTAAAGAGGTTTCTAAAGAGGAAAAGAAAGAAGTTAGTGAAGAAGAAAAAGAGGTTTCTAAAGAGGAAAAAGAGGTTTCTAAAGAGGAAGAGGAAAAAGAGGTTTCTAAAGAGGAAGAGAAAGAGGAAAAAGAGGTTTCTAAAAAGAAAGATGAAAAAGAGGTGAAAGCAAGAAAACCGCGAATCACAAAAAAACAACTTGCAATCCAGGAGGGCATTCAAGAAAGTCTGGTTGTTTTTAGCAACGAATTGTACAAAGAAATCACCAAACCTAAAAAACATATAATCCACAAAGCGCCCACATATTACATGACAAATCGTCGCATGTTTATCCAAAAATTGAATAAGCTCTTTGAATCCCACGCCGAGGAATTAAGCAAAGTGAACGACGCCGACGTTTCTTGTGAAAAGCGCTCAACCGCTGAATTTGAAACACTTACCCACCAAAAGGTCGTCACCGATTATTTGAATTTGTATTCTCCCTATCGTGGTCTTCTCATTTACCACGGTCTCGGTTCCGGCAAAACCTGCACATCCATTGCCGTGGCCGAGGGTATGAAATCGGAAAAACAAGTCATTGTATTGACCCCCGCCTCTCTCAAATCCAATTTCTTCAGCGAATTGAAGAAATGCGGCGACGACATTTACCGCAAAAACCAGTATTGGGTAAAAACTGCAGTATCCAATCGCAAAGACGCATCCAATTTGAAAAAGGTCATTGGATTGGACGAAGAATATATTCTGGAGAAAGGTGTCTGGTTGGGAAAGAAAACTTCAGGAACAACCGGTGGTAAAAAATTTGAAGATTTGTCTCCCGCGGAACAAAACGAGGTGGATGAACAACTGGACATGATGATTCGCAAAAAGTACAAGGATCTTAATTACAACGGTTTAAATGCGCGAAAAATGAATGAACTCACCGACAACGACAAGAAAAATCCGTTTGACAATTCGGTTATCATCATTGACGAAGTCCACAATTTCGTGAGTCGCATCGTGAATAAACTGAAAGACCCCGAGTCAATATCTTTTCGTTTATACGACTACTTGATGGGTGCGCAAAATGCCAAGCTCGTGTTCTTGACTGGAACACCCATTATCAATTACCCCAATGAAATCGCCATTCTTTTCAATATGTTGCGCGGATACATCAAAACGTGGACATTCCAGGTGAAACAAATCACGACTCAGAAGGTGGACAGAGACGCGATTTTGAAATTTTTTGAGAAAGACGGATTCCAGGTATACGATTATGTGGAATACAGTGGAAACAAAGTAATCATTACTAGAAACCCATTTGGGTTCGTGAACGTTTCCAAGAAAACGTCGGATGACCCGTTTGCCAAATACAATGGTGTTACATTGGACGAAACCGGCAATTTAAGCGATGCCAAATTCAAGGAGCACGTAATCAAAATTCTCAATGAAAATGGTTTGGAAACCATAAAAACAACATACGACCCCATCCGGGCATTACCCGATGATGCAGAAACCTTCATCAAAAAATTCATTGACCCCGAAACCGGAAACCTGAACAATGCGGATTTGTTCAAACGCCGAATTCTGGGCCTAACCTCTTATTTCAAAAGCGCCCAGGAGAAATTGTTGCCGAAATATGACAAGGACCGCGATTTCCAAATTGTCCGTGTAGAAATGAGCGACCATCAGTTGGCGAAATATTCACTTGCGCGAAAAGATGAGAGAACCAGCGAGAAAAACAAATTGATGAAGGTTAAAATGGGAAAAGACATGTTTGACCAAACTTCCACCTATCGTATTTATTCAAGAGAACTTTGCAATTTTGTGTTTCCGGATGAATACCCCCGGCCAACGAAAAACCCGGAAGCAGTGGCGGAAGAAGCAGTGGCGGAAGAAGACACCGATTATATGGAAAAAATCCGCAATGCGCTTGCTTTCCTGAAAGAAAACGGCGACCAGCATTTGAGCAAAGAAGGATTGCGAACATTGAGTCCCAAATTCTTGCATTTGTTGGAAAACGTGGAAGACGAAGACAACGAGGGTCTGCATTTGATATACAGTCAGTTCCGAACCATTGAAGGCATCGGTATTCTAAAACTGATTCTGGAACAAAACGGATTCGCCGAGTTCAAATTGGTGAAACACGCCGGTGTGTGGGACATCGCCGAGGTAAAGGAAGAAGACGTGCCAAAACCCAAATTCGTATTGTACACGGGAACGGAAGAAGCAGACGAGAAGGAGATTATCCGTAACATATACAACAGCAATTGGTCACAGATATCGGGAACGATTCGCGAAAAGTTGGAGAAAATCAATGCGAACAATTATATGGGCGAAATCATCAAAGTGTTTATGATCACATCTTCCGGCGCGGAAGGTATTAATTTGGAAAACACCCGATTTGTGCATATTGCCGACCCCTATTGGCACCCAGTCCGTATGGAACAGGTCATTGGACGCGCAAAACGTATTTGCAGTCACAAGAATTTACCGGAGGAATTGCGCAACATCAAGGTTTTTCTCTATTTGTCTACGCTGTCTGCCGACCAATTGGATAAGAACATTGAAATCAAAACAAAAGACGACGGAAAAACCACGGACGAGTATTTGTTTGAATTGGCGAATACCAAAGAGAGAATCAATAAACAGATACTGAATGCGACCATTGAAACCGCAATGGATTGTTCTTTGCACAAAGGGTCCAGTGATATGGTGTGCTACAATTTTGGAAAAGTGAGTTCCAATAATTTTTCAACGGTGCCTATTTTGGAACAGGACGCCACGCAAAACGCGGACCTCAATGTGAAAAAGACGAAAATGACGGGCGTCATCATGGAAATATTGGGCAAACGGTACATCGCAAAAACAACAAACGAAAAGAATGTGAAGGAACTTTACGATATTGATTCGTACGCCTATGTTGGAAAAGCGGTTTTGGAAAATGGATTGTGGCGACTAGAGTAGGAGAACCAAGGTTCCCCTATGACCCCTCCTTTTACTTGGTAAAAATAAAAACTTATAATTTTTTATTTTTTACACCATTGAAGAATTAAAATGTCAGGGACGATAGGGCCCTGACATTTATTGATTAAGTAAGGCTTTGGCCTTACTTAATTTAAAATGTCCTATTTTAATTCTCCAATGGCGCGGTAAGGCGAAGCCGACGGCTTATATCGGTAACGATTTAAAATAACACCCCTACGGGGTTCCGCTTCGCTTAACCATTTTAAATCTTTACCGGTATAAATCTTCACCGGTATAAATCCGCAAGGATAACACGCGGACTTTGTTGACAGAAGGGAAGACAACAGTATTGCAATTATGAATGTATAAAGACAACAGTATTGCAATTATGAATGTATAAAGACAACTATTTTTTATTTGTTCTTCTTGAAACGCGACGGCGTTTAGAAGTTCTGGATTTTCTCCTTCTGGATTTTTTTTTGCGGGCCCCGCCGTCAATTTCCGCAATTTTTGGTCCTTCTTCTTCTTCTTCTTCTTCTCCTTCTGAAGGCGGCTCTTCTACTATAGGTCCATTATTAGTATCTACATTATTTTTAAAGAATTGTTCAAACATTTTAACTTTAGTTGCATTCTCAATTGCTTTTTTTTCTTTTTTTTCTTTTTCTGTTTTTTCATCCATTTCTTTTTGTTCTTTTTCTGTTTTTTCATCCATTTCTTTTTGATGTTCAATTGGGTTTGTAAGTTGTTTAAGTTTACCATGAGCAGATGATATCGCAGGATTACCAAAAAATAGCTGACAGAAAATACCAGTAACTTGTGCACCCATTCGTACATTTTGGTTATGCGCAAGAGCGGCTGCAGCAAATTGTGTAGTAAGAGCAAATGTTATATCTATTGATAGACGTGCTCCATCAGACGCAATGTGTTTCCACAATAATTTTTTTTTACTGTTTTCAGATATTATTTTAATATTTGCGTGGAAAAATCTGAAAAACTGGTTTACTACTACCATAGAAACAGAGGTACTTGATAATGTTTGTGAATCAGTCATAGTTCCTAATGCAGGTATTATTTGCTCAAAAAAATTCACATATAATGTTGTTGGATCTGTAACCATCATCTTTGCAAACCCTGTGTTCTTTATTTGACGTAACCCATTAAAAAAACGCCGGTCTTCCAAAACTGATTGAAAACCAAGTGTCAAAAAATTTGTTACAGTGTGCCACCATGATGTTGTTCCAGAGGCTTTCGCAAACTGAAATACGTAAAAACTAAATAAATATGCTATAAATAATAACACTACACAAAATGCAACCATCAACAAAGTCTGTAGTATATCTTTAGTAAAATTAAATGAACTAACTACAACACCTTCTTTTTTTTGAAAGTTTGCATCTATGATTAAATGTTTTTCGTCAACTACTGTCATTTTGCTTAATTTCATAGGTTTATTATCATCAACAGTAAATACAATCTGATACATATACTTATTATTTTTTTCTTTTATAACTTTTATTATTTGACACTGTTGTCCTTTGTATAAAACATGGTCATATTGATTAAATTTTGGGTTACCACCATGAAAACCATTACCACCATTAATTGGTAACTGCAAGTTAAAAAAATTTTCAGGATTAAAATCAATTTTTTTCAAACTCTGTACATGTATACTTAAATCATCTACACCTATAGATTTAAAAAATTTTTCTAATCCATTGACTGGGTCTTCAAATAAAAATTTAACGCCATTGGATAAATAATCACGTTGATTACCCATATTAAATTTATTTACATCAATAGTAGCGGTAATACCAATATTATCATTTATAGTTTTAACAATTAATTCTCCAAATTCAAGATTTTCTTCAGTTATGTTATTTGCAGCATTATTTATAGTAGTGTTAAGTAAATTATTAAATTCGGGAAAATGGTCTTCTGACCTAGGAATGCTTTCTAAACTGTTTCTTTCAACAACATTTGAAGCTGCAGTTAATGATTTCTTACCTCTTAATAATGGTTGGTGTTTAGTCATAAAGCTTGACATGGTTGTATATATAATAATTGAACAAATTATTTTCAAATTTATAGGTTGAAAATAATATTCCTAAATAAAAATTGTTAGCTATTTTATAAATATAACAAAAATGTATTTTATACTAGTTAATATTTTGTAAACTGGTTGAATAGTTAAGCGAAGCGGAACCCTATGGGGTGGTCCCATTTTAAATCTTCACCTGTATAAATCGTTACCAATATAACCCGTCAACCATGAGCGAAGCGTTGCTTTACCGCGCAATTTTGTAATTATTATAAAATGTTGATTACACATTTAACAAGTTTATAAATTCTTCTAGCTTTATGCATGACAATGTTACTTTTTGCTGATAAAAAGGTTTAAAAAATGTACTTGCGCGGGTCTACCGAGGCAGAATAGTGCTGTGTTTTTGCAGGCGGAACATAGGCACCACCTGCCCGAACGCGTCTTAATGCATTATTCCCCACATTGATATCTTTCACTGTAGTAAATGACATTGCTTGTGAATTCGCGTTCATAGTTCCCACACCAATTTCGGTGGCTCTGCGTCTGGCAACCACAGAAGATGCATCCCGGTTTCCGCCAATAAATTTCTTCTGTTTCCAAACCGCGTTTGTGGGAGCTTGAGCATAGGTTTCATAGTAATTTTTGCGTCCCATTGCAAAACTGCTGGTGCCATCACTTGTGATATCTTTTTGGGGCATTGCTTTCAAAGATGACAGCGTTCCATTATTTATTTCGGTTCTCACGTTTTGTCCGTTTTCCATTATATAGTACTTAGACATCATATTTACTAAATGTAATCACATGTAGTTAATTTTATGCATCTTCCATTATTGCGCCTTCCATTATTGCGCCTTCCATTATTGCACCTTTCATTTTCGCGCCAATGAGATTCGCACCAATCAGATTCGCCTCCGTCAAATTTGCATTTGTCAAATTTGCACCACCAAAATCCGCGCCTCTCAAATCGGTTTCTTCTAATTTTGCGTCTCTCAAATCCGCGCCACTAAAATTGACGCCTCTCAAATCCGCGCCTGTGAATGAACTGCCTTTTAATTTCTTTTTTTCAAAATCCTGGAATTTCATCTGCGCGCCAATAAATTTAACGCCTTCCAACATCGTAGGCAATTTTGCACAATCCAATCGCGCAAAACTAAAATTCGCGCCCTTCAATTTTGCGCCGGTTAAGTTTGCGTCTTGCAAATAGGCTTCATCCAAAATAGCATTGGTTAAATCCGCGTTGGTCAAATTTGCCCCAATCAATTCACAATTGGTCAAAGTTGCTCCTTTCAGATTTGTGTTGGATAGATTCGCGCCTGTGAAATCGGTGCTAGATAAATATTTGCCGGATAAGTTTTTACCGGAGAAATCTTTGCCTGCGAAATCTTGGTCTCCCAAGTCACTGCCGGTTAAATCAATATTTGATGAAGCAGATTTTGCAGATTTTGCAGAAGCAGATTTTGCAGAAGCAGATTTTGCAGATGCAGATGCGGATTTCTGATTTTTTTTCGTGCCTTTTGTCCCTTTCATCACTTTCGGCTCGCATTCACCAGTTGTCTTATTTCGCTGTGTTCCTTTGGGACACCTGGTCTTTGAAACAACGTTTGTCTTTTTTAATCCATTCGGCTTTAATGTAGATTTAAATACTGCCCCATTTTTTGTTCCAATGACGGATGAAACGGTTTTGTCATCTGTATATTTTTTCCCAGACAATGCAAGTGATACGGTATAGTTGTCATCTTCAATTTTGCCTTCTTCTGCTAACAATACATAAATCAACATACTTTTTAATTCTCCAATTGTTGTTTCCGGTGTTATTTTAAAATTGTATTTTTGTCCTTCATAACTAATATTTACTTGGGGTTCTTCTCCAGTTCCTTTGGGCATTATATACAAATAATTATAAAAAAATACGGATTTATTGGTCATTGGATCATTTATTGGTCATTGTCATTTTACCATTGACCAAATCAAACTGATTCCGGTATTTAATCCCCAAATCAAATCCCTTCTGAATTGTATTTGTCTGAAGATTTTGCGTAGCCGGTTTAAAAGAATACACAGAATTTTGCTGAACATTTTTAACCGGTTTCACTCTGTCAATAATCATATTTTTTTTGAACAACCAATCCTTGTTCATGTCTGTCATCAAATGTTTGTAATTGGTTTCGCGACCTTCCACATCGCTAAACCCCTCCATTTGCACCACGGTGGGCGGAACAATCATATACCAGCGATCCTTTGCTTGCAACTGTTTCCAGTACATATCAATGGCATATTCGCGCTTATTTGCTGGGTCAGCCAACAGTTTGGTAATACCTTCTCTATAGTTTGCAATCAAGGTGTCGTAGTAATGTTGCTGGACAATGTACCCGGTGGTTGTCTGACAGTTTACCAATCGCACACAGAAATCGCCAATTGGCTGGAAAGGAGGGCAAATATTTCCGGAAATGATGAGGACGTCCCAGTTATTCTGGATTGATTCGCAGAATAACCCCAAGTTTTTGAGAAAAAGTTCGGGGTCCAAAAACTGAATATCGTCTTCGCAGACAAACACGTAGGGCGAACCATTCTGTTTTGCCTGTTCCAAACATTTTAAATGGCTCATGGAACAACCTACTGCGCCATTTGCCAGCTTAATTGCATTGAAACGAGTACCGGCAACATTGATTTTTGCAAGTTCCTGTTTTACGTGAATTAATCGGTCAAGTCGGTGTTCTAAATTGATGAAATGGGTGTTTTCAAAAAGAATCGTCGGTGTTAAAGACATTTGATTATATAAGAAATATAATATTATATTGTTTCGCAAAAAACTTATTTTTGCAACAATGTCAGAATTTCATCCAGTTTCAGTTTCATTTCCGCAATGTCTTTTTCCAACCTTGCAATAACAATTGATTCGTTTTTGTCAAATACGTGTTCCGTGTTTTCTCCCCACTGGACTTTTTTTAAAGGCATATCCGACGAATAAGGCATAGCTGACGGAGAAGCCAATTCCTCAACCGCGAGAGAAATAGGTTCGGCGTTTTTCAAATCAAGCTTTAAGGGCGTAGTTAAGGGAACCGACGGAAAAGGCGACAGCGAACCCGTTGTCGCAGGTTTGGGTATTTCAATGTCTTGGTCTCTTTGTTTCATATATTCTTTGACCGCAGAACCAAGGTCCAATATTGCCTCGTCTTTTACATTTTCGGTGAAATGCGGTGTTGGGACATCTTTTTTAACCATGGTTTCGTATTCGGCCTGTCTCCTAGTAAATTGGTCGGTTAGTTGCTGTTCTCTGTTTTTAACGGACTGGTAAGGCACCGAAGGTGCCGACTGAAAAGGCTGTCCTGACTGATAAGGCGCAGTAGGCGGCGCCGACTGATAAGGCATTTGCTGAACCGGCATCTGTTGCACTTGCTGAACCGGTGCTTGCAAACTTTGCAACATTGAATCAATCGCTCTTTTGTTCATATCTCTGAGAGAAATGTTTTGTCCATTGTATTGTTTGTAGACATGCCCGATGACGGACTGGAACCACCGTTCTTTTTCTCCAGGCGGTGCATTTGTAAAGTAGTTAATTGTCTGAGGAGTATTGTTGATTACTTTCCACAACAAGGATTGGTTATTACTATGGATGAATTGTGTCGCCATTGTTGCATTTTCTCTCAAAATATTTTTATATCATTGTTTGAATGATATAAGTTACGAAACAGTTTAAAAATAAACCAGTAAATATTGAAAAAAAAAGATAAAAAATAGTATTTACAATACATTTTTCAAATTGGATTAATTAATTAAAATTTTTAAAACACACATTATAAACACACATTATAAACACACATTACATGGAAAATTTTTTATTTTTTTTGAACTTGTTCAAAGCAGTTTTACTGGCTACACTTACCTTTTTCACGTCCGCGCGACAAAGCGCACAGCACGGCTTCGCATTAATGAATTTTTCCGTGCAATCGCAACAGAATTCGTGACCGCAACCAAGTTTTGCAAATTTACTGGATGGGATATCCTCGGACAAACAGATACCGCATTCTTTGTTTACACGGGAGGTATCTACACATAATTCCAAAGCAATTTTGGAATTATGGGGGTTTGGTGGCTGAAGCTGTTGTGGCTGAAGCTGTTGTGGCTGAAGCTGTTGTGGCTGAAGCTGTTGCGGTGGCAATTCAATGCGCGGGGCATCAAAGTATTCCATAAACGTTTTGACGAACGCTCGGAATCCGTTATTGGACGCACCAAATACCTGAACAGGATTGAATTGGGAGTTTACAAACCGGCAGAATATATTTTGCATATCTTTCAACAACGGTTCTACCAAAGCAGACAACATTTCGTCGGTTTCAAATGGTTTGACTTCATCCACGAATATTTTGTATTTTTGACACTTGGGTTTGTAGTGGCCGGAAATGCCACAAAACGAACAGCATCGCTGAACACGCGGTTGCAGTACTGACACAGATGCTGACGCCGGCGCTACAGCATTAACATGCCGAGTAACGCGTCTTCTTCTGGGTACAGTTGACGCAACCGGAACAACTTGAGGGCAAACAGCATGACCAGCTCGGCGACAAGTCGCGCATCTGGGTCTGAGGTACCTTTGCATTTTAAGTTAAACTAAATTTTGTTTATGAATAATTATATATATATTTTATACTTATCCATATTTTCAAAAAAAGTTTTCAATTTTAAGTAGGGAAACCTACGGTTAAGGTGCCCAAAGGCACCGACCGTCGGACGCGAAGCGTCCTTTCCCCTACGACCCCTTCCCTAATGGAAGGTAGTTTTCGGCTTATTAAAATAAAACATTATTGTGTTTTATTTTACAAAAAAATAACAAATAAAGGGAAGGGGTCGTAGGGCGTAAGCCCGAAGGGCGGAATAACCGTAGGTTTCCCTACTCATCGGCCATCCTCGGCGCCAGGAAAAACACGATTCGCGCCTTTGTCTCCTCTTCTTCGTCTTCGCCCGCAGGTTCAAGTAAATAAGTGGTCTTGAGTGGATAGTTCTCGCTGACTTTAATGTTAATTCCTTCGCTCACTTTATGAAACGCGCAAATATTGTGTAAATGGGAAAGCGAGAACGATATGTTCAAGGTCTCGCCTTCATTGATCGCAAACAAAGTCAAGTCATCAATTGGAACAACCACGCTCATATTTCCGCTCTCGCTGCTTTTGGCGGTTAATCGCAATTCGTCCTCATTGCACCGAATCATAAGGTCCGCACCAAACTGTTTGAGTTGCCCCACAATCCCGGCAAAATTGGACGACGTCAATGAAAACTCCGCCTGGTAATCCACACCGGGAATTTCCATCATTTCGGAATCTAATTCTACGAGTGGAAGCTCAAAGTGTTTGTCAAACGATGATTTTGAACTGGTAAAATGCAAAAATAATTTGTCCGAGTCCGAGTCATTGTATTCAATATTGATTTGCTGGCTTTCTTCGCGCGTATTCAGGATACGAAAAATAAGCTGGGTGCTTAACCCTAAAACGGTGTTTCCTTCTTGCTCATACTCGTCAAACCAACCTGACGGAATGAAGATTTCAAACACGGAAATGTGGGATGAATCCATTCCCTGAGCGTAAAGTCGCCCAGGTTCAAACATCAGATTCACGTGTTCGCAAAAAAGTTTCATATTCTGGAATATACCGGTGAAAGCCTTGGCCTTCTCTTTATTGGTAATGACAACGCGCATAGAATAATAAAATTACAAATAAATGTTTAAGTTATTTGTATTTATTTGTATGCAATGCAATCGGTAACTGGTGGTGTTTATTAAAATCGGCGAGCGCATTTATATACAAGGGATATTCATTCAGAAAAATGTTGTTTATATGCAGAACATATCCAACCGCAATATCTTCAATGATATATGGATAACCATATGTGTCATCCGATGCAAAAACATTCCACCCAATACTTTCAAAATGTGCAATCAGTGTTCTACAGGATTTGTTGGAAAGGTAGACAACAACACCTCCCGCGTATTTTAATTTGGGAACCTTATTGAATTTCATAATTTCATTCATACTGTATGGAATGCCATGAAGAGGATTTTTCAAATCCTCCTGGTGCGATAAATAGTATGACGGCATAAAATTATTTTGTTCTGCAACCATAATTGGCGAATTGTTTGCAATCACACCCATATAGTCTTGTTTATTATCCATTCTTACAAAATTTTTAAGAGTTGTTTCATTGAAAACCAGGTCATCACCACATCTCAAAACTCCTTCTTCAACCTCGTAATTTTCATAAACAAACTTGATTCCTAGAACAACTTTTTTTGCAACATGTATATACGAATCCTCACATTTTAACAGAATCGTATTCCCCACTATGAAATCTTTGTTGATTTGCGGATTTCCCAAAATATAAAAAATTTTCCATCCATCATATTCATTTTGGGGCAATTTAAATTCTTTCAATCGTGTGTCTTTGTGTTTGTGACAACTGTAAATTAAAATGGCACCTTTGATATGTTCTTTCATTTAATTAATAGAGAGAAAATATATTTATATTATAATTTGTACATATATTTGTACAAGTTTGTTTATTGGTTTGCCATTTTTTCAATCAAATCATTCAAACCTTTGTCAAAATCGGTATCAATTGTCCATCCCAAGTCCTTCACTTTTTGATTACTAATATAGTATCGCTTGTCATTGAACGGTCGGTCTTCAATATACGTAATCCACGCATCATAATCGGTTGTTTTTGTTATTTTTTCAATTAGCATATGTGCAATTTGTAGAACACTGTATTCGCTATTGTCGTCACTTCCAATGTTGTAAATTTCGCCAATTTGACCATTTTCCAACACATGTTTTAATGCAGAGCATACATCATTCACATGTAAAAATGCTCGCACATTGGTTCCATCTCCTTGTATTGTAACTTTCTGTCCATTCACTAATTGTTCAACAAATTTGGGAATGAGTTTTTCAGGATACTGATTTGGACCATAGACATTGTTTCCGCGCGTGATTATAATCGGCATTTTAAATGAATGATAGTATGATTTTGCAATTAATTCTGCGGCAGCCTTTGTCGCGGCATAAGGATTGGACGGACACAATATAGACCCTTCGTGTTTTTTTTCTTCATTTTCTGTAAGCATTGATTCTCCATAGACTTCGTCGGTTGAAATGTGAATAAATCGGGTTACGTCATTATATTTGCGAGACGCTTCCAATAACGTATGGGTTCCAACAACATTATCATTCGTGTATTGAAGCGCGTTGTCAAACGAATTTTGAACATGAGACTGCGCTGCAAAATGAATTACGGTATCAATCTTGTAAATATTCAGTATATTTATAATTAGGTCATACGAACACAGATTTCCTTTAATCAGATGGTATCGCCCCGAGTTGCGAACCGCGTCATCTATGTTTTCTTCAGATGCACAATAATACATTGCATCCAAATTCACAATATTCACGTTTGGGTTTTCTTTGAAGTAGTAATTAACAAAATTTGAACCAATAAATCCACAGCCACCAGTAATTAATAAATTCATTTGTATAATTGAGCGTATACACTTTATATTATTATAAAGGTCAAACAATAATATATAGTTTATAAATAACTTCTAAAAATTATTTACATCATTAAAAATATGCAGTAAAGTACAATAAATTTATTTATTGTTTATAATTTTTTCTTCATATAATTGCAATCCTTTATATAGACCATCAAATTTAATACAATATGAATATAGTTTATCTACACAACCGCTGTAATTATTAGCAGTTGATTTAATAATGTTTATTTTTGAATCATCTTTAATAATAATTTTTGCAATATCAGACAAACGATACTTTTGTTCATAACCAATATTAACAGTTTTTTTCAATATCTCTAGGTTTTCAAAATTTTGAAAATAAAAACGGACTATACGCAAAAAATCTTCTTCATACATAAAATCAAAAAACTTGTCTTCATGTATATCTACAATTAAATTATTGTTCTTGGCATTAAAACACGAAGATATAAATCGGTTTTGTTCTTCATTTGCGTGAAAAATATTGAATATCCGAAAATTAAAAATGTTTGAATATGATAATGAACGGTTGTAAATTACATATTTGGAAAACCCATAATAATCTATAGGTACCGTATATAAATCTTCCTCTTTTCTATTTAATATATCAGTTTTCCTATCATAAATAGCTCCAGAATCCAGATTAATAATCATTTTAAAATGATTTGCAAACTTTAAAATATTCTCAAACATAAGAATATTTGTGTATGCAACATCTCCGTCTTCTTGCTTTGTTCGGCGACCTCCCAAAATACAAGTATGCACTAAAATATCAAACTTGTTTTTTGATAAAAATTCGCAAATTTCATTAAAATTCAAAACGTTTAATTCGTTTCTGGAAGGAGCAAAAATAAAGAATTCATCTGACAGTCCTTTATTAATCATTTTTGCAATATTTCCATTTCCTCCTGTAATTAGCACGCGCATTAATGTATTTAATTAAAACAATATATAAACTTTAAATGGATTATATACAATATGTTATGGAAGTTATAATATTAATAAAATATGGATTAAGTGAAGATGATTCCATTGATATTACGAATCAGGTATTATCGTCCTACGTTACTAAAAATATAATTAATATTCCGGCAAAAGAACTTGAAATGTTTACAACAAAATACTATACTAGTTGGTTTAATGCAAATATTGAATCATTAAATAAAAAAAACGTAGATATAAATAGGTTGATTGCCTCGCAAAAATTATTTATAAATATAAATATAATTAATAAGCTAGACACAACAATTAAAAATGCAAAATTTGTAGCAAATATAAATAAAATGACCAACGTAAATATAAATCTAGCAAAAATTTGTAAAAATAAATTTAATAATAATAATATTATTATTTATCCTCACGCATATTATTCACAAGGAGATGGGGGGGTTAATGTTTTGTATTACTTAGCAAAAAATCTTGAGGAAAATGGTAAAAATGTTAGAATATATCCAACATTTGGTATTATTCAGAATCCACATTTTAATAAATATTACAACAATGATTTTGATATAACAGACTGTGTTGTAGTATATTGTGAAGGAACAATTGGAAACCCATTATGTGCAAGATATTCGGTTCGTTGGATGTTGAGCGAATTGGGAAAAAATGTTCCACATCATTATATGAATTCATGGAATCAAAAAGAACTTGTATATTATTTTAATACTGAAAACAAAATTGAGTCGGCTCCAGAATTACAAGGAACTATTTATAAAATATTGCCATTATTAATAATACCTCCAATTTTTAAAAATATGAATAAAACAAGAATCAAAAACAGCTGGTGTTTTTCAATTAGAAAAGGAGCTCATATGAGAAAAACAATAATACAAGCTCATCCGCAAAACTCATTTGAAATTACTAGACATCATAATCACGATAATTTGTTTGAAATATTCAATCATTTTGAAAATTTTGTATCTTATGACCCGTTGACATTTTTAAATATTATGGCTGTACTATGTGGGTGCATATCAATTGTTGTTCCAATGCCGAATATGAGTAAAACTGAATGGTTAAAAACTACTGCTGGATACAGATATTTATCAAGCAAAAATATCAATTTTTATTATGGAATTGCCTACGGACAAGAAGATATTGAATGGGCAAAATCAACCATTCACTTGGCGAAACAACAATGGGATGATATAATAACTTACAATAATAAATATTACAAGTCATTTATAGAAGATCTGAATCATTTGGAAGACGAAACGCTTCAAAATACAGTTGAAAATAATTACTTGAAATAAATATAAACAATATATATATAATATATATAATATAACACAATATGAAAAAGATATGGTATGCTCCTAATAAAAAAGAGGCATATGGCGATGCTGAAATACAGGCCGTAGTTGATTGTTTAAATGATGGTTGGTTGGCTGGGTTTGGTCCGAGAACTGTAAAATTTGAGGAAGATATCGCCAAAACATTTGGAAAGAAATACGGATTGTTTGTGAATAGCGGGTCTTCCGCAATTTTGCTCGGATTATGCGCATTGAATTTAAATCCGGGCGATGAGGTAATTACACCAGCTTGCACATTTTCAACAACCCTTGCACCAATTATTCAGTGTGGTTTAAAACCGGTATTTTGCGACGTCCAAATAGGAACCTATGTTCCATCAGTAGACCAAGTGTGCGAAAAAATTACCGACAAAACCAAATTGATATTGCTGCCAAATTTAGTAGGTTCCAAGCCAGATTGGACAGAACTCAGGAAGCGCACAAATATTCCGCTTTTTGAAGATTCAGCGGACACTGTCACGTATACACCAGAAACCGACATTTCAATTACTAGTTTTTATGCAAGCCATTTGATAACTGCAGGTGGTTCTGGTGGAATGGTGATGTTCAATGATGAAAAACAGTTGAAGCGGGCGATAATGTTTCGCGACTGGGGGCGAATTGGCGACAATTCGGAGGATGTCAGCACCAGATTTGAATTCAATATTGATGGTATTCCTTATGATTATAAGTTCTTATATGGGGCAATTGGTTACAATATGAAATCATCTGAGATGAATGCTGCATTTGGTCTGGTTCAATTGGCACGAATTGAAGAAATAAAGACCAAGCGACGAGCAGTGTTTGAACGATACTTGGAGAGATTGCATAATGTGAAGGAATTAACACTGCCAATTGTGAATGGTACAGATGATTGGTTGGCGATTCCATTTTTAACTAAGGACCGCATCAAATTGTTGACGTATTTGGAAGAAAATAATATTCAAACACGCGTATGTTTTGCCGGAAATATAACAAGACACCCGGTGTATAGACATTATTTGCAGGAGTTTCCGAATTCGGACAGAATAATGGCAGAGGGTTTTTTACTTGGAGCACATCATGGAATGGTGGTAGAAGATGTTGATTACATTTGCGATAAGATTATTGAGTTTTTTGATAAATAAATTTAGATTAAAACAAAATAAATATGATATACATAATAATATAACAAATTATATTATTATATGATTAAAATTGCAATAATTGGAACCGGTCAAATTGGATATGATTTATTACATAAATTATTAAACTTAGATTTTGTAATTATAGTTGCCTATGTCGGTAGGAGACCTTCAACTAAAAAAATACCAGACTGTGTAAAATACAGTCATGAAAGTATATCGTTTTTTATAAATAATCCAAAATGTTGCGACGTTGTATTTGATTGTACCGACGCATTTTCAGCAAAAAATAACGCAAATGTTTTTCTGGAACAAGGAATCCAAGTTATTGATTTAACCCCTTCAAATGTTGGTAATTTTTACATTCCAAATATTACAGAAATTAATACAAAAAATATTAATATGATTACGTGTGGAGGTCAAATATCAATACCTATAATAAATTATTTTAAGGAAAAACTGAATAATATAACATATGTAGAGGTAGTAACACAAATTAACTCCGAAAGTGCGGGTATTGCAACTCGTATAAATATAGACAAATATATTGAAACTACTGAGTTAGCTATTTATAAAATAACAAATATATGCAATAATAAGGTAATATTAAATATCAATCCGCATACAAAAATAATGCAAACTACAATTTTTATAAAGTCAACAAACGATTTTACCGATATTCACGATTTTTTCAACTATGTTAACAAAATTAAAGAATATGCGCAAAATTATACAGTTTCAAAACCAGAAAAAATAAATCCAAATGTATTAATGATAAATATTAATATGATTAGTTCTAGTAATATTATAGTCAGTAGTGCTGGAAATCTAGAAATTATAAATTGTGTTGCTATACATGCGCTTAAAAAAATACATGAACAAATGTAAATGATTTGTGCAACAAAACGTAAGTTCTACTGCAAACCGTTTTCTAAAAAACTTATGTTTTTTAAAAAATAACATAAAAAAAGAATAATAAATAAATATAATAAATGAAAGTTAGTGATATTATATGCAATTTTTTACTTGCACAAAAAATATCAACCGTTTTTGGTATAATTGGTTCAGCAAATTCTCATATATATGATTCATTTAATAATAAAAATATACGAATTATAAATGTTCATAATGAGCAATCCGCAATAATTGCAGCAGGTGCATATTATAAAACAACCGGAAATATGGCATGTGCACTTGTTACTGCCGGCGGAGGCGTTACCAATGCGGTAACTGGTATTGTTAGTTTATGGGCGGATTCAACACCAACAATTGTATTATGTGGTCAAGAATCATCCTTTTATATTTCCGAACACGCTAACCGTAGAATGTATGGAACACAAGGATTAGATATTGTGCATATGGTTTCAAAAACAACAAAATATTCAAAAACAATAATGGATCCAAATATAATACAAGATGAGCTGGAAAATGCATATTCCATTGCATTAAATGGAAGAAAAGGACCCGTATTATTAGATATTCCATTTGATATTCAAACAAAAAATATTGAATTTCGTGCTTGGAACGGGTTTGTACCAGAAATTATAAATAATGGAATATCCAATATTAAAGATTTAATATTAAATTCGGTGCGCCCAGTTATAATAGCCGGAAATGGAATTAAATTATCAAAATCCGTAGATAGTTTTAAAAATATTATAAATAACATTCAAGTTCCTGTTTTATTAACCTGGTCGGGTATTGATATTTTACCAGATGATCATCCATTGTATTTTGGAAGACCTGGAATATATGGTCAACGTGCGGCCAATTTTATTTTACAAAAAAGTGATTTAGTACTGGTTTTGGGAAGTAGAATGTCACTTCCGCAAACTGGATACGATTTTAAAGAACTGGCTCGTGGGGCAAAAATTGTAATGGTTGATGTAGATACAACAGAATTTAAAGTATTTGCAACACTATGCATTAATACAGATTGCGGTGAATTTATTAAACAAATACAAGACATAAATTATATAAACAAAAACTGGATAAATGAATGCGTGGAAATAACAAAAAAATTCCCATTTATAGAAGAAGCACACGTTGATAATATTTTTCCAAATTCATACAGAGTTATTGATAAAATTTCTGATTTCTTAAAACCAACTCAAATAATAGTGACGGATATGGGGACTGCATTACTATCCGGACATCAGGCAATACGATTACGCGATGGACATACAATGTTTTCTTCATATGGATTAGGAGAGATGGGATATGGTCTTCCAGCTGCACTTGGCGCAGCAATATCGTCCCCTGAAAGAGAGGTGTTATGTTTGAACTGCGATGGAAGTATGATGATGAACTTACAAGAACTGCAAACTATTATACAACATAGATTAAAAGTCAAAATTGTGATATTTAATAATGATGGTTATTTAATGATTAAACACACACAGAAAATGTTATTTAAAGGTAAATATAATGCGGTTGATTCGCAAACTGGAGTAGTTTTACCCGACTATATGAAAATTGCGGATGCATTTGGTTATGAAAAATATCAGATAAAATCGTGGGCCGATTTTTATGATTATTATCCAAGTTTTATGGATTTTGACGGACCGTCAATATGTGAAATATTCATGGATCCCAATCAGGATTTTATACCAAAAGTGAAGGGGGTTCTTAATAATGATAATACTTTTTTTGCGCCTCCAATTGAAGAAATGTCGCCATTGTTGAAAATGGATATCATTGAAGATGTTATGAAAGATAACATATCATCAAAATCAAAAATTATAAATAGGGTGTAATTATATAAATCAAAATACTTATTATTTATATAATGGAGAATAAAGTGGTTTTACATAAAGGCGTATATTGGCCAAAAAAGACGGGGTGAAAGAAATTACTTCGTCATATGCTCACCCTTTAAGCACCTGTTTTTTATTAATGAATACATTCAAAGATGTCCCCAAAAATATATCTAGTTTTGTTGATAAAAAAGATGTAATTATTCAAGCTGGTGGAAACGCCGGGTATTATGTCATGCAATATGCAAATATATTCAAACGGGTATACACTTTTGAACCAGACCCGATCAATTTTTTTTGTTTAAATATGAATGTTCGTTCTGAAAATGTGTATAAATTCCAAGGTTGTTTGGGACAAGTAAATGAATGTGTAAATTTATTTAATACAAATGAAACATTGGGACATGGAGGTTCCCATGTAAATGGTAAAGGATATACTCCAACATTTACGATTGATAATCTTAATTTGGAAACATGCGATTTAATTCATTTAGATATTGAAGGTTATGAAAAATTTGCTTTACTCGGTGGTATAAATACAATTAAAAGATGTAAACCAGTTATTGTTGTAGAAAATTACGGTCCTTGGTTACAAAGATATAACACGAATATAGAAGAAATTGAACAAATTTTGTTAGACGAGATGTATGTACATGTCGGCATTGTTCAAGGTGATCGTGTATACAAACACCGTTCTCTCATATAATTTATATATTATAATACGTATAAATTATATATCATTTGCAATCTGTTTTGCAGTAATATAAATAAAATCCTCTTGTCCTGCAACCAATTTTTGAGTTCCCAAATTATTTGTTAGTTCAATATATGATATTTTATATTGTTCGGCTGCTTTAATAATGTGTTTTTCAAATCCAGACATTATTTTGTATTTTGATGTTAAAATATTAATCGGTTTGCAACTTGGTATGGGTATCTTAAATTTATCACACTGTTCTAATATCTTTGTTTTATTTAATAGTGGACACTCATATAAATGAGCCATTATTTCAAGAGGTGTATTTCCAGCTCCCGCACCAAATCCGCGAATTGTAACATCAATAATTGTTGCACCGGATTCAATTGCAGTCATTGAATTTGCCACTGCTAATTGTAAATTATTATGCGCATGAAACCCAATCGGTATTTTCAATTCTACTAATTTTGAAATTCTCTCACGAACATCTGATGGTAGATATGACCCAGTAGAATCCATTATTATAATCGCATTTGCTCCATATGATTTCATTTTGGATGCTTCTTCAAATAGTGTTTCTACAGAACACATTGCTGTCATCATAAGAACTCCATAGACGGTTTTGTTTAAAGACGATAAGTACTCAATATGCGTTTTTGTTAATGATGCTTCAGTGCAGTGACTTGCAATTCTAAATATATCAACCCCCATATCAATTGCGGGAATAATGTTTTTTTGTATGGTTGCAAATCCTGGTATTATATGAACCGAAAGTTTTGTTTTTTTAAGATGTGTTTTTGCAATTTGGATCATTTCCAAATCTGTTAATAAAGATTCTCCAATCAATAATGATGATGCACCTAGTCCATTTCCGTGCCCCACCTCTATTACTTCTATCCCGGCATCTTCTGCAAAAATACAATAATCCGCTATCATTTCCTTTGTTAATTGATGTGAAATAGCATGTGAACCATCTCTCAATGTTAAATCGTGAAACATTTTCTAGATAATATGTAAAAATGTTTTCATATTATTTTACATAATATATATGCGCAATGCTGAGTATTATAAATTCTAATTATCTAATATAAAATGTGTGGAATTTTCGGAATTGTCTCTCTGAATCAAGAAAATATTTACGAGAGAATCATCAACGGTCTTATTCAATTGCAGAATCGCGGTTACGATTCATCTGGGTTATGCGTGTTAAACAACAAACATTTAGAGGTTCATAAATACGCTTCTACACCGACGGAAAGTTCTCTACAGAAGCTGCAAGAAAAATGTATAAACAAGGGATTGCATTATTTGGGTATCGGCCACAACCGCTGGGCTACTCACGGCGTCAAAAACGACACCAATGCACATCCGCATCTTTCCAACAACCGACAATTTGCGGTTGTCCACAATGGAATCATAGAGAACTATGCAGAACTCAAGAAAATGCTCATTTCTAAAGGGTTTACGTTCTTCTCTCAGACCGACACCGAAATCATTGTGAATTTGATTTCATTTTATTATGAACATCTCGGTGACACGCAGAAATCCATTCAGGCAACCGTTGCCGACCTCCAGGGCACCTACGGCATCATTGTTGTGGATTTGAAAAGCCCCGACAAACTATTTTGCGTGCGAAACGGCTCGCCTCTTTTGGTGGGCAAAAGCGACAATTGTGTCATCATCACATCCGAACAAAGCGGATTCTGCAATCTGGTTTCAAACTACATTACTTTACACAATGATGATGTGTGTGTCATTGAGAGAAACGGACTTCTTATCAAAACTTCTGGAACATACACTGGCAAAAAAGTTTTGACATTGAATCAAGATTTGTCACCGGAACCCTTTGCGCATTGGACTTTGAAAGAAATCTGGTACCAACCCACGGTGGTTTTGAATGCCATTAACAATGGCGGCAGATTTGACGGACCAAACCGAGTCAAATTGGGCGGTTTAGACCAGCATATTAATATTCTTAAAGATGTTTGCAATATCATCATTTTAGGTTGCGGGACCTCTTTCTTTGCCGGTCTCTACGGGATGCATTTTTTCAAACGTTTGACAAATCTAAATACTGTACAAGTATTTGACGGCGCTGAGTTTTCCAGTTGTGATATTCCCCGGGTCGGCAAAACGGCGGTTATCCTTGTCTCCCAATCGGGAGAAACCAAGGATTTGCATCGGTGTATTGAGATTGCGCACCAAGGCAACGCTGTAACCATCGGCGTAATTAATGTGGTTGATTCTCTCATTGCGAGAGAAGTGGATTGCGGGATTTATTGCAACGCAGGGAAAGAAGTGGGTGTGGCGTCCACCAAAGCATTCACAAGCCAAGTTGTTTGTTTGTCGCTGATGGCGATTTGGTTCTCTCAATTGCACGGGGTCAATGAACAATTGAGAACCCGGACAATCAGCGATCTGCAGAATTTATCCAACGATTTCAAAAACACAATTGAAAATGTTGAACCGGTTATAAAAACCATTTTAACCAAATTAGTAGAGACAAAAAATCTTTTTATTTTGGGCAAGGGAAGCGACGAATGCATTGCGAAAGAAGGGTCTCTCAAGGTGAAGGAGATTTCGTACATACACGCAGAAGGATACTCGGCAAGTTCGTTGAAACACGGGCCTTTTGCCTTACTAGATGAAACGTTTCCAGTCATTATTTTGAATTTGGACGGCAAATATGAAGCAAAGATTCATAATTGCGTGGAAGAAGTGAAGTCACGTGGTTCACCAGTATTCATTATTTCCACCAATCCAGATAATAATGATATTTGTGTCTCTGCAAACATGTCGTATTCTTCGTTGCTGGGACTAGTGCCAATCCAGATGCTGGCTTATTACTTGTCGGTGCAAAAGGGGATTAATCCAGACAAGCCGAAGAACTTGGCGAAAGTGGTTACCGTAGAATAAGGGAACCAAGGTTCCCTTAAAGGCGTAGCCTGACGGCTATATGAACCCTCCTTTAAGAAAAACATAAAATTAAGCCCATTTGTTTCCCTTATGAACCCTCCTTAAAAAGAACCTACGGTTTCCTTATTAACCCATAAAATTAAGGGAAGGGGTCATAGGGGAAACCGTAGGTTTCCCTATATAATGACGATCCTATCTTTAATCACTTTATCAAGCAATGGCAATATTATTTTACTAATATTAGCAATCATGAATGGTGGATTTATAATATGAACTTTCCCCAACTTTTGCAAAAAGTTTTTTTTATTTTTCTGCCCTTCTAGGGAAACTAGGGTTATAAAATCCTTATATCTTTCTACGCCGGTCATTGTTAATCCCTTTATATCAACCATAACATTATACGTAGCATGATTTACTAATATTTGCTCATTGATATGAAAAATGTAATTGGCCAAATCTATGTAAATGCCAGGATGAATAATGGTCTTGAACATTGTGTAATTAAACACCAAATTGTTTTCATTAATATGAATAATACAATTGAACAAATCGGATTTGTTCATATTTTGCACAATGGTATTCGCGCAATCAAATTTTTGGCCATTTTTGAAAAGGAGGTTTTTTTTGTTTTCCGAATAATAGTCGTTTTTCAAAGAGTTGATTTTGTTCATGATATCATCCGATTCCGTCGTCATTGATTTATTATATTTATTGTGACTATTATTTTAATATATTTTTGCTTTATATTTATAAAGGAAACCTACGGTTTCCTTTTGATCCCATACTCAAAAGGAAGGTTCAAAAGGAAGGTTCAAAAGGAAGGTTCAAAAGGAAACCTTGGTTTCCTTTATTGCGTTAAAAATGCATTTTATATTTCATTTATCAAAATATAAAATCAATGAGTCAAGCAAATGCCGCCGCAAGAAAAAGACGTGCCGGAGGTGCAACTTTACAAGACAATGTTGCCCCCACACAAACCAATAATAATTTACCTCAAGCCCCTAAAGGGGGATTAACTTTGCCTCAGGTCATTTCTCTGGTTGACAAGCGATTGGTTACTTTAGAAACATTTATGAAGGAATCGCAGAGTAATGGAACTAAAACCAGTAGTGAATCTGCCACTTCAGCATCTGCCACTTCAGCATCCGAAGAGGCAGTCAATCAGTTAGCCGATGAGTTTGACTCCAAATTTTCAATCTTGGCACAAGAGCTCGCCGAATTGAAAGACGTGGTTTTAAAATTGCAGTCCTATACGATGGAGGTCAACAAAACTCTGTATGAAGAGAGAATCACGGTTCTTTCGGATATGGGTCAATTGAAAGACGACAAAATTGACTTCTATATTTCGGAAGAAGAGATTGAAGTTGGGGAACCATCAAACTAAGGCTTTTTTGTTACAACAACTGGTTTTATAACTTGAATATCAGACTCATTTTGGGCATATCCTCTACACGCAAATATCAAAACATCAACTTTACTATATTCAATCTCTTCAGTATCACATATATTTTTACAGATTTCAACAATATTTAATTGTGTATATGAACGTGAAGTATTTATACTTACATTTGCTCTAGATACAATTCCTTCTTTACAAATGTAAATGCCTAAAAACTGATTTTGTTCTACATCATATACACCACCTGAATGAAAATCAAGCAATTGGTCTTCCACTATGATTTTACCATTTGTGGATTCGGTACAAACTAAATTTGGATCAAAATTTCCAGCACATATAAGTTCTTCTGTTCTTCTGGATACTATACAGGATTCACCAAGTTGTTTGCCTTTTTCTACAAAATAACACAGTTTATTGAATGGAAAATCTATAACAATTTCTCCAGGTCCATTTGATACACCATGACTCCGAATAATGATTCTAACATTTGAATCATTATATGGCACCATAACATTATCAATAATTTGGGTAGCTAATTTACTAAAAAACTGTTTTGCAACGTGCGATGACATTTTAATTTTATATTCTTTCAAGTAATCAAATAAACTTGTATCTTGAAACTGAAACTCTTTTATAATCATTTCAATAAACTCAGGATTGCTATATTGTAGCATATTGATTGCTGTCAAATACAAGGTTTCGTTATTTTGTAGCATAAGTCTTTCCAATACGGATTTATTAAAAACAACAACATAAGCATCACGTGGTGATAAAAACTTTTGGTAAATACTAATCATAAAATCCGGTTTTGCATATTTGACTGCCGTTTTAAATAAGTCAATAATTGCTTTTGAATTATAGTTATGGGTCAGTTTCTTGAAGTTTTCAGTCCCCATATACATATTCAAAATCATAGGATATATAGTATTATGGATTTGCGAATTTACATAATTGCTTGAAAATATAGAACACGCAAAAAGTGTGGGTAAATTATCCATTTCTGGTAAATATCTGAATAATATAGCATCTGTGAGTGATTTTGTTTTTTCAAGCTGTTCAATCATAACACGGATATTTTCAATATGTAAACCTTGCAAAATATATGCTTCCAAAACATTGAGTTCGCCAATACCCATTGAGGATGCAAATGGGTATAGTATTTTATGGTTTATTGCAATATCATAATTACGAAAAGATGCATGTATTTCCATTTCAGCATTGTACATAACTGCATATTCGTTTATAGTTTTTTTTCCTTCCCCCGGTATTATTTCAAATGCTTTTTTAAGCGGTTTCTCTACACTTTCCAGAAAATTTTTGAATTCCGCAATATCAATTGGTTGTTTATTTTTTATTTTCGTTGCATAATCAATAAACGTTGATTCCGGATTTCCGCCAAATAATCGTCTCTTTCGCGTTTTGCGGAACAACATTATATAAGATTATAATTTATTATTTTATACTCTTATATCTACGCAACCATCTTCATCATGGTGTTGATATCCATCAATGATAAAATGTAAACATATTAAACGTTAAATAATATATTTATATAATGAATTCTGAAGACATAATAAAAGAAACCAAACAACCAATCATTGGCGTTTATAAAATATCAAATCTTGTATCGGAGAGATATTACATAGGGTATTCAAAAAATATTAACAAAAGATTTCGTGTTCATCGTTGCAAACTTAAAAATTCTTGCCACGATAATATATTTTTACAAAGAGCATACAATTTGGATGGAGAAGATAAATTTATTTATGAAATAATTCATAGATGCAATACAGAGAAAGAGGCAAAAGAAATTGAATTGCAATACCTTACGGATTTAACTATTAGAGATAAATTGTATAACTTAAATTACAACAATAGTGGTGGTGATTTACTGACAAACCATCCTGACAAAGAATTAATAAGAGAAAAAATTTTTAAATCATGCGCCGAAACTATGAGTAAAATGAATTCTGAAGAAAGAAAGAAAAAATATGCTAAAAATGGTGAAAGAAATGGAATGTATGGAAAAACGCATACAGAAGAGGCAAGAAAAATATTTTCAGAACTTCATATGGGAAATACATATACTAAAGGAAAAAAAGCATCAGAAGAAACAAAACAAAAATTGTCAAAAATGAGAAAAAATAAAAACACTGGTGAAGAAAATCCATTTTTTGGAAAACATCATACTGAAGAAACTAAACAAAAAATTCGTGAAAAAAACATAGGAAATATTCCTCCTACTGCCAAAGAAATAATTATTGATGATATTACATATATATCAATAGCAGAAGCTGGAAGACAGCTTAATATATGTGGTCCAACAATACTATGGCGTTTAAATTCAAAAAATCCAAAATTCAATAATTACAAATACTCAGAATTATCTACGCAACCATCTTCATCTTTACTACTTCATGACTCTGGTATCCATGAATAATAAAATCATCCACCATATAATTGTTAATGTTCTCTCTCACTTCTTTAATTGAAATAGTTGGAAAATTGAATGGAACTTTGTCCAACACAGCACGCATTGGTTCTACGTGGTCCTCGTATAAATGGCAATTTCCAATAAAATACACAAATTCATGTGCTTCAAGACCACAATGTTTTGCTAACAAATGTGTAAGGAAGCTATACGAAGCTATATTGAAGCTCGCGCCAAGTGCGACGTCACAAGATCTCTGGTAAAGAGAGCACGACAGCTTGTTACCGTCGTGCACATTGAACTGGCACAAAATGTGGCAAGGCGGAAGCGCCATTTCATTAAGCTGACAAGGGTTCCACGCAGTCATAACCAACCGCCGACTAGTTCTCTGTGCGGGGTCCTTGAGTGCATCAATGATTTGTTGCAACTGGTCAATGCCTTTTTCCGCGGGACCACCGGTCTCCGGGTCATATTTTGCATTGAAATTGCGCCACTGAAACCCGTATCCAGGACCAATCAGGCCTTCTCTGTAATTTAAACCTCGCGAGTCCAGGAATTCGCGCGTGGTATTGCCATCCCAAATATGGACGCCCTGGTCCTGCAACAACTTGTTGTCGGTATCGCCCCGGATAAACCACAAAAGCTCCTTTAGACAAGTTTTCCACGCCGTTTTCTTGGTGGTCAATATCGGGATTTTCCCGTTTGTCAAATCAAAACGCATCGTATTACCAAACACACTTTTGGTTCGCCCGTTTCGGCCTTCTTCCCAGGTACCATTATCCAGAATGTTTTTGATCAGGTCTAAGTACTGATGTTCTTGGTGCATATGAATAATGAATTTATGGGATTCTCTTTAAACTGGTTATATTTTATTTTGTTATATCATATACAATGGACAATATCATTCACGAAGCCAAATCTATTAACCATAATACATTTATAAGCCACGTATTTAATTCGTCGGACGAGGGAAAAGCTGAGGTCTTAAACGTGATCCAGTATTCTTTGTCCGCCATTTTGCCTGTTGTCCTGCTCAACAAAACCATCCAGAAATTTGTGCCCGAAGCCGACATTGAGAAGTCGTCTCTTGAACTTTTAGCGGAAATTTTCATCCAAATTGTCGTTATGTTTATCGGAATTGTTTTGATTCACCGCGTCATTACGTATTTCCCTACATACAGTGGATACAAATATGAGGCCTTCAATTTGACTACAGTTATTTTAGCATTCTTGGTGATTGTTCTCAGTCTGCAAACCAAGTTGGGAATCAAGGTCAATATCTTGGTTGACAGGGTTCACGAACTGTGGAACGGACCGGGTGCAAAAGAGAAGAAACAGGGCAGAAAGGAGGGTATGAGCGGTGCTCAAAACCACCAATCCAGCCAAGCGGATTCTTTGGATGATTCGCGAACCCAGACAGGGATGTTTCCGCCGCCTCCTGCCGTAACTACTACTAACAGAAGTTCCGGCCAAGGATACGACTATATGGTCAAAGTGCAAGGAAGTGGTGCGCCACAGGGGGATTATAATGATTTTGGACCGATGCCTGCAAATTCTGGTCTTGCAGGGGGCTCATTTTGGTAAATCTTTAGGTTATTAGTTTATTATTTTGTAAAAAAATAATAAGCAAATATATAATGTTTGGATTTAATTTTTTCAGAAGACCCAAGCCAACAGTTGCTATGCAGAACCCCGTTGTTACGACTCAGAATCGTATTATTGCGGAAAATGAGGCAAAAAAGGAAGAGGAAGCAAAAAAGGAAGAGGAAGCAAAAAAGGAAGAGGAAGCAAAAAAGGAAGAGGAAGCAAAGAAACAAGAGGAAGTTGTTGAACCAGTTCTTGAGGAGCCTGTTGTTGAACCAGTTGTCAAGGAGCCAGTTGTTGAACCAGTTCTTGAGGAGCCAGTTGTTCTTGAGGAGCCAGTTGTTGAACCAGTTCTTGAGGAGCCAGTTGTTGAACCAGTTCTTGAGGAGCCAGTTGTTCTTGAGGAGCCAGTTGTTGAACCAGTTCTTGAGGAGCCAGTTGTTGAACCAGTTCTTGAGGAGCCAGTTGTTGAACCAGTTCTTGAGGAGCCGGCTACAGAGGAATCTGCAGTTAAGGAACCTGCTTCAGAGGAACCATCCGAATAAATGATTTACCAAATTATAATAAAAATATATTCCATTTTATTATAATGTTCTCCATAATCATAATTGCTTTTTTATTAACACAGGTAGCTTCGTTAGCTTCGCTTAACCAATTATCATTCAGCGGCGGCGGTTCTTTCGGTGCGGTTGAAATCGGAATCGCAAAATACATTGCGGAACAAAACCCAGCCAAAACATACGATTTATATACCGGCATTTCCGCAGGTGCATTGAATTCCGGGTTTCTCTCTTACTACAAAGATTTAAACACCGGAATCCGATTCGCAGAGAAACTTTATGGAGATATGCGCAACCGAATGGTGTTTGAACTGTTGCCAACCACTGGAGTCTCCGTTCTCAATACGGCCCCTTTAAAAAAGACTTTAAGCGCAATCATCAATACGATGCCAAATGAACCCGTTGTCAAAACCCTGATCGGTGCAACCAATTTGTACAGCGGAAACCTGGATGTTTACACATTCAACGATAATAACAACACCAATAAAGTGATCCTGCTCCTTTCCTCCTCGGCGATTCCAGGCATTTTTCCACCAATTGAATACAATGGTTATTTGTACGCGGATGGAGGCACGTTGTCCAACGAATTGTTGCAGGTGGAACACGGGGGCTACCTGAACATTACGTATATAACCCCGTATGAAGGGACCAAATATGATAATTCGCCAATCACTTCACTCAAAGATATGTTGATTAGAACCTTTGAAGTCGTATCCGGAAGTTTCAATAATCCATTGACAACTATGAACCAAGATTGTTTAAACCCGATTGGAGAGATAAACAAATATTTTGTAAAACCGGAGTATTTATCCGGATACAGTTCAATGAATTTTGATTATGGATCCGAACTTATAGAGATTGGATACAAATATGTCTCTAAGAAGACATACAAGATTTGTTAGAACTAATAAATACTTTTGTTCACCACGGTATGAAAATAATATTCGAACCCAATTTTACATACCATACAAAGTGGAAGATATGCATAGTTTTTCCCAAATATGAAGAGATAAAGTAAAAATTCCTTTGCAAAATCAAAAAAGAAAATTAACCACTTACTGTTTTTTGTAAAATAAAACAATACCACTCCAATAATTCTGTACAAAACGAAATAGATTAACGGATTATCAAATTTGAAAAATAAAAACAGTAAAAGATAAGATACGGAATCGCATATTTTGTCTAAATACTGATAATAAAATGTTTTGGTGCATCCGTTCATTATTCCATTGCTTTTATGAAAAGCAGTAAATATGTTGTCAGTTTCATCTAACGCGGTTAATAAAATTGGCAATAATAGATATAAATAGCTACTGTCGCGATAGTAAAAGAATAATACGCAAAAAGAAACAATTGTAATTATATAACGAAAAATGATTCCGTTATGTATATATTTATCACATGAAGACATAATTACTATAATTATAGAGAATTTTATTTATGGAATGGTGTAAAAATTACATTCTTATTTTTTACCTTTTTTGTTTTTCCAACAATTTGCGTTCCTTCTCTTCATTTTTTTCAAGTTGTTTGCGTTCCTTCTCTTCTTGTTTTTCCAACAATTTGCGTTCCTTCTCTTCATTTTTTTCAAGTTGTTTGCGTTCCTTCTCTTCCTGTTTTTCTCGCTGTTTCAGTGTTTTTGCAACTGTTTTGATACGCATATTTTCTTCTTTTTTTTGCAGATCTAAATGAAGGTCTTGCAAATCTCGTTCAATGAGTTCTTTTCGTCGTTCCGCCATTTGTTTGATTTCCGCGTCGTGGATTTCTTCTAACAATGCTTCTTGTTTTTTCGCGGTTTTTTTCAACTTATTCGCTTCTTTTTTCGCGGTTTTTTCATCTTTTATTTTTTTCTTATCCTTTTGTTTCAATGTTTTTCGCACGGCGGCAAAATACGTCTTTTTCTTTTTTTCGGTTTCTTTCAATTTTTTCTTGGCATCATCAATTTGTTTTTTGAAATCTTTGCTTCTCACTTTTTTTGTTATTTTGAAACTTCGTTGATTATCCCGGATAGAATGTTCTATCGCCGGCGGAATATCCGACCGTTTCAACATTTCTTTCATTTGTTTTATTTTTAAATTGAACATTTTCACCTCCGATACCGATTGGCTCTGCAGCATTTTTATGAGTTCATTGCATTCTCGTATTTCTCCATCTATTTTGACCACGTCGGGAAGATTTTGCACCGCTTCTAAAAACTGTGTACCTTTCAATGTCTTTGATGAACATTGGTCGCGCAAAGACGCATAGGTACTCTCTTTATATTGTGAAAACAACAAGGGGTTCTCTCGTATTTTATTTTTGATGACGTGCAACTTTTCTTGTTTTCCCTTTTTCACTTTTGAAATTTCTTCACGAATGGTTTTTAATTGTTCTTTGAATGTTTTTATGTATCCGCTCACCTCTTTCATGAGAGAAACCACATTTTTTCGGACAACTGTTTCGCATTTTTTTTCAGGAATTTCTGGAAATTTTGCACAATGGTCATACAACGACTCAAAATCATTTTTTGAAATAATGCGCAATTCATCTTCAATTTTATTTGCAACGGATTCCAATCTCTCTTGTATTTTCATTACTTCATTTTCCGATTCCGACCGCAATATGAATTTATCAAAATCATCTACATATTTCATCAGTTCGTTGGATAACATCGGAACCATTACTTTGCGAACACGCGGTTGAGAGAACTGTCGCGCGTCTTTTTCACGATTCAAATAGCTGATGTGTCCGGCAATATTATCCATAAATTGGTGTTGTCCATTCTTTGTGAAAACGCCTTCTTCCGATAAATACTGAGATGCAAATAAATCAAAGGTTGCCGGCATTTGTTCTTGAAGCGGTTTGCACAAATTCATCAATTGAACCAGTTCCATTGGGTTCTCTGTGATGGGCGTTGCTGTCATCAACAACAATCTAACTGAATTTGTACCGGAAACCGCATAGGAATTCATAAGTGATTCGTGCAATGCTTTCATATCGGGACGTTCCAATGAGGATAAGTCGCCGCCTCCGTACAATTTATGCGCTTCGTCAATGATTAGCAGTGTTTTTTGCAGCGGGTCGGCTTCGCCATTTTGTTTTACAAGTTCAGTGTACAATCGGTTTTTCTTAGAGACCAAATTTGAAAATTGTTTGTAAGACATGGGACGAAACCGCCAGGCTTTGGATAAAAGACGCATTCTATCTTTTTGAGCATCGGGTATGGATAATCCTTGTTCAATCTTTGCTTGAATACTTTTGTGGCATACTTGGTCAAACATATTTTTCCAGATATCATTCTTTAATGTGGTTCGCGTTACCCACAAAATAGTGTAATCAAGCGGTTCAAAATTGGTGGTTGCCGCGGCAATTGCCGAACAAGTTTTGCCCGTTCCGACCGAATGGTATAATAGCATTCCCTTTACGGGAGCGTCTGGGGTAAAATAACTTTGCACAAACGCTTGGGTGGGAGTGAATTTCAATGCAGTTGCGCCACCTTTGGATTCCGTCAGAGGTATGGTTTCAAAACTAGACGAATTGTGTTTGGTTTCATTACTTAAAGGTATAGTTTCAAAACTGGATTTGCCAAGAGATGTTGATTTTAAACTGGAATTATTCCAATCTTTCCATTCTTTTGGAATTTCGCCACATTGGTTTTCCATGATTACATTTTCCCAACTAAATTGAGAGAAATTTTCTTCAATGTATTTTTTCATTTTTTTATAACCAAATGCGAGGGGTTCTTCTGAAATGCTAGAACTTTTTATTAAGGAAGTTGAGGAACTTTGGTTCAAAAATTTACTACCCGAAGAAGAAGAAGACCCCCCAAACACAATTTCATCTGCATCTTCATCCAGCAAATCAACCTGAAAATTATGGACATTTTTGTTCAATTCATAATCTACTGACCCAACCACAGCCAATCGTTCAATATCATATCCAAAATTCGCCAAACGAACATCGGCATTCATTGCCCGAATTAATAAATTATGCGCAGTATTGGCTCCCAGCAATGAAAACTGCATTTTTTCGGGAATTTCCAAATCGTAAATAAAGACTTCTAAAGGCCAACCTTGTGTAGGATGAAATTCCAGGCCTTTTTGTCCACACGTGCGCGTTCCGCGCCCAATTACCTGTTTTTGGTCCGCCAAATTGATAGATGGTTCAAAAATATGAACATATTTAATGTCAAAAAGGTCAATGCCTTCTTTAAACCCGCTATCCATAACAATAATTCGCGCCAAATCGCCGTAGATGTTTTCGGGGCGAGAATTAAAAGTTGCCAAAATGTCTTTTTTCATGCGAACGCTGATTGGTTTTTCAAACACCGGAACGGAGGACAGTAAATAAAAATTATTTTTACGGGTGGTTAACAATTCTGCTTGAGACAATAACTCTAAAGGACCCCAGTCCGGGTCTGTTTTTTCACTTTGCGGTTGCTGAAATTTATTGCGATTTTTCAGTTCGGATTTGTATGCCAAATTCCAACCACTGGAAATAAGGCCCGACGCCAACATTTTTGCACCTTGTCCGCCTGCTTTTATGTCCGAAAAAATGAAATGCTTAAATTTTTTTCCATATTTTTGTTGATCCCGCGCATCTAATTGGTTTATTTTTTGCAACAATGCCACCAATTTGGGAGAAAAGTTTGGCATGTCTTTTAGAAAAATTGGAGGATTGAAATCCGGATGGTCCATTTTAAATTCGTTTTTTATTGTGCTCCAATTGCTTTTTTTGCGAATGCAATCGGGACTAAATACCGTAATTAGTTTTTCATTTCCAATAGAATAATTTGTTATGTGTTGCAAATCAGCGCTTTTCGGTGGTTCGTTCTTTGGTCTTTCGTTCTTTGAGTCTCCGTTCTTCGACCCTTCACTCATTGACCCTTCGCTCATTGACCCTTCACTATCAAAATTTATTGAAGACATGTCTTTGGATTCACTTGACATTATACATAAACCATAGATTTTATAAATGATAAATGCCTGTGAATAGAGAAACATATATTTGTTAAATAAGTGTGGTAAAGCCAGACTTAATGGTCTAACTATTTGTTTATTTTTAAGGGAAGGTATAAGCAAAGCAAAAAAGGAAACCGTAGGTTTCCTTTAAAATTGAAATAAATTTATTTCCTTATTTGTAAATGTATAAATAATAAAATAACAGAAATTCAAAGAATGGAACAAATCAAGAAAATTGAAATCAAGACGCACACAGACAACCAATTTGGAGTTTTCCAGTTAGAGTTGGAAAAAACCGATATCACGGACGCGGATCAAGAGATAAACTTGATGATTGACAAATCCGGGTCAATGGACGAAATGTGCGGAGACGGGTCCTCCAAGATGCATCAAATCCGGCACGTTGCCAAAAACATCTTGCGTTTCATTGCAAAGAAATGCACAAAGGGGAATGTAGCAGTAAGCGTAAAGGCATTCAATACGGAGGTGGAACCCGTATTTGACAAAACGATAATTACCGAAGACACCGTGGATGAACTGGTAAAAAAAGTGGATAAAGTGTACCCAAACGATGGAACCGACATCGGCGTCGCGCTCAAATCAATGCATTCGCACGGACCAAACCGTCACAATATATTTATGAGCGACGGCGATGCAAATGTTGGCGAAACGTCTCCAACCATTTTGGCAGAATCCGTGGACCCCAATGCGAACAATACATTTGTTGGATTCGGATTGGAACACAATCCCGAAATATTCGCTGCGCTCAGTAAAACGAAAGGTAGCGCCTACTATTTTGTGGACAAGGCGGAGAAATCCGGCAATGCCTATGGAGAGATATTGGACGGCATTCTCTACAATTGTTTAAAAGAAGTGCGGATCCAAATCGTGGGTGGAACTTTGTACAATTGGAAGACGAACGAATGGGTAACCGAGATATTTGTGGGAAATATGTCGGGCGAAGCGAAGAAGACCTTTCACATAATGACGCCAAAAATAGAGGATGTGAAAATCACGGTTCATGCAATCAATTTAGTTGGAGAAGTTGTCATCTATGGAACCGAAAGTAAAACGGAGGATTTGCAAAATATGATTTACCGCCAACGAACATTGGAACTCCTGTTCAAAGCAACTCAGAAAATGAACAAAGACGAAATTCACACTTTGAAAAAAGAGTTGAAGACGTTTCTTGCAGAAATGAAAGAATACATGAAAAAAGAAACTACGGCGGATCCGTTGATGAAAAATCTGTGCGATGATATTGTGATAACCTACAGGACACTTGGAACCCAGTATGGTGCTATGTATTCTTCTTCAAGGCAGACAACTCAGGGAGATGAAAGGGTGCACAACGTTTCGGACACACCGACAAATGATGAATTGAAACTAAGTTTTAGCCCAAGGTTTGGATCACCAATGTCACCAAGACACCGGATATCCGGATCAAGAAATAAACCATTCAAGTCATTTACGCTGGATGAGCTGGCTCAACCAAAAGCCCTGAATTTTGAATCGGACGACGAAGACCTAATGGATTCACACGTTGTTTCGGCGGCCACGCCCTATTACTCAGGAAGGGTCGCAACGGTTATGCGTTCGGTCACGGAAGAATTTGTGGATGACGAAGAAGATTCCATTTAATACAAGCGAAGAATCTAAATCGGCGAAGAATCCACCACTTTTACATCTTTTTTTTTGGAAACAAATTTTTCATAATAATGGTGTCCCAAATTGAACACATTGGACAAAACGTTCATTCCAGACCCATAATTGAAGACATGAACCAAATGGTTATCTTCACTTTCAATAAACTGGATACTGTAATGCCAAAACGGCGGCACAAACAACACATAACCGGGATGCACCGTGAAATCCAAGAATTTCATTTTCTGGATCCCCGTGTAATGCGGTTGCGGTTTCCAAACGTTCAGCGGTGAACTGAATTCATATTCTTGATAATTTTTATTGATGACCGCATACTTGGTGCTCCGCCACGGGGTCATTTTCACCTGCATTTTACCGCTGGTTAAATAAAGGTACCGGCGTTCATAAGTGTGGTAAGTGAGAGGCGTCGTTACGCCGGCTGAACCAAAAATCATATCATATTTGCTAAAAACATTGAACGTCGGTTTCATATACTTGTCAAACTGGTTGTAATATTTTTGGATACCGGTTTCCTCAATGAAATGCTGATTACCATCGCTGTAATATTTGGCGTCGGGGTCGGTTTTCATAAGCGAGTCGGTGGCATTCAACGTGAGAACAATGCTGTTGCATGGTTTGTCCGCATAGTAGTCGCGATTGTCCTTGACAAAGACGTCAAAACTGCCGTAATCCAGAATAAGTTGTCGCAAACTCATGTCTTTCAATGTATTGTCATAATTGCTAAATGAAAAGAGAAACGGCTGTTTCAAATTGGCGCTGTCGTTCAACTCTTTATTATTTGTGAAATCAGTTTCGTATATTTCTAGGTCATCGCCTTTTTTTAATTGAAACATAATTTGGCTATAAACAATTAATATTATTAGAAAAACAATGACTTGATACAACATTCATAAAAAACATTAAGAATTTTATTTATGAATGCGAACTAAGGGGAACTACGTTCCCCTTTGACCCCTCCTTTAATGACAAAACCCATGATTATTCCTTTCAAGCATGGGATCATAAGGGTTAAGCAAAGCGGAACGGCGAGTTCCCTTAGAAGGGGTCGTAGGGGGCGGAAGCGAAGCTGAACCGTAGGTTTCCTTATTGGGGGCCATATCCAACCTCCAAAGGAATGCGTCCGTAGTCGGGCTCATAAGTGCTCTGGTTCCACGGGCCAACATCTTGCTTAGGGATGATGGGGTCGCTTCTTAGCTGAAGGTTGGGGTTCTTCAAAGTCTGGCCAATGGTGTCAAGACCAATGTGGTAGCCAGCCTGCAACATATCTCCGTTGAGCATTGATCCCTGGTTCATGTTGACCGGGTTCAATGCCGCCCACTGGCTGTTGGCATCGGTGGGTAAAAGCTCATTGGGATTGGCAGGACCAGCAACTGCAGGAGCAGCAAGAGAAGCAAGAGCCGCACTTGGTTTTGTAGAAGCAGGAGCACTATCAGTTCCAGTTTCCATAGAATCTAGACTAAATGATTTGGAGCCGGAGTAGGAAAGTAAAAACCAGGCCAAAACTGCAAAAATAATTAGAAGGAACATTCTTTGGGGAGTTACAAATTTGGAAAATCCGCTTTGAATACTTTTTAACGATTCAGAAAACATTGAGGTTATATATTACGGATTGATAAAATATTTGCTATTAATTTTCTAAATCTTCTAAATCACTTTCGTCGCTGTCGTCAATATCTTCCAGCATGTACAGATTTTTGATTCGGCGGGCTTCTAAATAAGAAGAAAGCGCTAAAGATTTTGCAAGCTTGGCCTTTTGTCTTGCTTCTCTGTACATTTGATAGTAGACCTCCGTTTTTTCTTTCAAATGGATTGTTTCGGAATTCTCAATTTCATCAACGTCAAAATTTATTTCTAAAATATCGTCGGTGTTATCGTCGGTTAATTCAAGATTTTCAATTTCATCCATTATTGGTTCATTTGTTGACAAGACAATTGATAAATCTTTTGTTGACAACTCATCCTTTGACAACTCATCTTTTGACAACTCATCCTTTACCAACTCATCTTTTACCAACTCATCCTTTACTAAGTCAGGTTCCGGAATTATCGTGTTGCTAGAAACCTTTATGAATTCTTCATTCTGGGGTTCTTCGGAACCCTTTTTCACTAAATCCTTTTCCTTAGACTTGATTATGCATTTTTCAAAAAGATTCACTGGTTTCATAACCATTATTTGTTTTAGCTCCACATCAATCTGGAAACTTTTTGCCGAACAGCGAATCCCCTGTATCTCTAAAATGGTTATCATCGGCGTGTTTTCATTAATGGATTCCATCTCTACATCCATCTCATTTTCATCGTAAATTTTCAACGGAGAACTCCCAATGCGCTGACTCACATTCACACGCATAATGTATTGTTTTCCAGATTTGAATATTTTGACCGTGGGTGTAAAGTAGCTTTCAATGTCGTCTTCGTCCATATCCATATCAAACCATTTCTCTCGGTTTGTGAAAATGTGTTTGCGAATTGTGAGCTCCAACATTTCAATCCACTGAATGAATTCTTCGTCGTCATTAGAGAAAACCAAGTCCGCGTGGATTTTTTTTCCCGTTTTTACAATACCTTGTTTGGTCTTGCATTTAGGACTTTGTATGTAAAGCTGTTTTTTGTTGATTAAGATTTTGCTAAAATGAACCCCGCCCGAAATGCTGGTGGGCGTAATTAAACTTATTTTATCAAATGGAAAATCCGCATTTGTGTCAAAAATATCACCCATCGTATACTTTAGAAATGATAAATGCAATGCGCGAGTTATACGCAGGTAAGGGAACCAAGGTTCCCTTATGAACCCTCCTTTATAATAAAGTTCAAAGGGAAGATTCAAAAAGCATAAACTGGTTGACCTACGTTTCCGCTTCGCTTACCCCCCTTATGAACCCTCCCTTAATTCTGCATTTTAGTTATAAAAATAAAGGGAGGGGGTCGTAGGGGGAACCGTAGGTTTCCCTACAACGCGTCGCAATTCCGACAAAAAAATACCAGAATAAACAAATGAAATCGGTCATATACGATTTGGTCAAGAACGACAACATTCGGAATGAAATCAAACAAATATTAAAACCATTTGGCGTAATTATTTACAACGAAATTTATTTTTACATTTTACTAATCCTGGTTTATTGCGGTCTTTTATTTCTGGCAGTTTTAGGGATTTTGTTTTATATGATTCACATCCATAAACGGTTGTCAAAGTTGGATACAAATATCTTGGGTAATATTATATAACAATGGTATTAGCTTTTAATAATGGAGGCGATTTCGCAACAAAAGTTTATGGAGATAGTAGTTCGCAGACGGCTGGAGCAAATGGTGCGATTGTGCAACATAACCCTTCCGCCACTGCTCCCGCAGCAATGGCTGGCGGAAAAAGAAAGAGACGTAGTCAAAGACAGAACCAAAGTAAGAGACAGAGACGTAGTCAAAGACAGAACGGCGGTAAGAACAAGAGACGCAGTCAAAGACGCAGTCAAAGACGCAGTCAAAGACAAAGAGGCGGAAAATGAATGAGATCTTTTGATTATTAAATAATATATGTCTGGTCATACAGATTTTGAACAAAGTGTGCGCAAATGGGCAATTCTTGACAACAAGATTCGTACATCAAATAAAGAGTTGAAAGAGTTGCGTGGTCAAAAAGCGGAAATCAGTTCCTCCATTTGCGAATTTATGAAAACCAAGGGTTTAGAAAACAAAAAAATAGAGATTGGAGACAGCGTTATTTCATTTTATGATAAAAACGAGTATCCTGCACTGACCTTTGGATACATTGAAAAATGTTTAGGTGAAATTATTTCCGACAAAGACAAGGTTTCTCTCATTGTAAAACATCTGAAAGACAAGAGAGAAATCAAAAAGTCCAATGATTTGAGACGGCGGTTTAAAGACACTAGTGGATATGAAACTGATGGTGACAATTAGTTCTAAAACTAATCACAACAATTAGTTCTAAAACTAATCACAACAATTAGTGGATAAAAACTGTGTACAATATATATTTATAATATATACTATACTGTTAATGAGTATTGCAAATTCCATAAACGTAACTGAATTTGATGATAAAATAATGAGTGGTGGATACAGCATTTCTGATTTATTAAATAGTAATAATCATTCAATGGAGGGAGGCGGCGAATCAAGTATTTTTACGGATACGCAAATACCACTTGGACTGTATTATGACGATACCAAAGTAGTAGACAATTTTTACAAAGTTGTGAAATCTTCAACGATTGACGACGATTTGTTTGACAAATTGTTTGATATGGTTTCCAAAACCAAAAGCAAAGGCACGCGAAAAGAACAAGCAAACAAAAATAAGACCACCAAAAAAATAAGGGAACGTTAGTAAAGGGAACCGTAGGTTTACCTACAGGGAAGGTTCAAAAGGAAACCGTAGGTTTCCTTTAAAATTGAAAACTTTTTTTGCATTTTTACAGAAAGCATAAAATATAAATATATTCAGTGTTTCCAAGTAAGTACCTTATTCAAAATGCAGAGAGTTTCCGCCGCCGATTTCATGCTTTATGACCTAGTTGATGTCTACGAGATCAAGAGAAAGTTGGTTGAACAGAGCGTGAAGCGGTTGCTTGATGTGCATTTGGGCAAGTACATTCCCGAAGAGGGCGAGATTGTTGGATTGTGGGAGCCGGTTGACCTTGAGATTTTTGCGAGAAGAATTGCGCGATACAATGTTGATAAACTTAAAATCAAGACGATTCACGAGGAGGATGATGAAGAGAAGGACGAGTATGCAGGTAATTAAAAAATCTATAAATATGTATAATAAAAAATCTATAAAAATGTATAATAAAAAATCTATAAAAATAAAAATCTATAAAAATCTATAAAAATTTGTAAAAAATCTATAAAAATCTATAAAAAGTTGTAAAAAATCTATAAAAAATCTATAAAAATTTGTAAAAATAAAAATCTATAAAAATAAAAATCTATAAAAATAAAAATCTATAAAAATAAAAATCTATAAAAATAAAAATCTATAAAAATAAAAATCTATAAAAATAAAAATCTATAAAAATAAAAATCTATAAAAAGTTGTAAAAATAAAAAAAGAAGTTTTATACATCTTTTTTTACAAAAATAGGTTTTATAAAAGGGAGGGTTCAAAAAGCGTAAGCTTCGCTGAATACCGTAGGTTCCTTTTATATAATTAGAAAAAACTTAAACAAAAAACCCAATTTATAGAATATAATATCATCTATTATGGACGCAGACAAGAAGAAGAAGGGAAGACAACCCAAAATCCAGCCCAACATCAAGATTGAAGTAATTGAGGTTCAACAAGACGACCCAAAAAAGAAGGGCCGAAAACCCAAGGGCGGAAAACTAGTTACCAAACCTGCGGATAACGTGGTTATTGAAGTTCCATTAGCAAATATTATATTGCATTTAAAATGCTCATCCAAGGATTTAATGGAATACAATTCCAAGACAAATTCGCTCGCAACCATCTCCTACAATCCCGAAGTCCCCAACATTATGACATACAACGCAAGTGAAAGCGAAAATTTTTGCACTTATGGCGAAACCAAGAAGGTAAACAACAACGCATACGTTTCCGAAAACAACGACTACGTCTGCAAAGTGTGCAACACAAAGGAAAGCGACGACGACGCCGTCAATATGAAAGACATCAATTCAAAATTGAAAAAGCTGAAAATCAACTTGTACAAAAACAACATGGCAGACAAGAAATCAGCGTGTTTTTGGTGCACCTACGAATACGACAGTCCCTCCTGCTACATTCCCAAATACGAATCGGACAACGGCATTTTCGCATATGGGTCATTTTGCAGACCCGAATGTGCGGTTGCTTTTTTATTGAAAGAAGGCCTGGACGACTCCACCAAATTTGAGCGATACCATTTGTTAAACCAAATTTACGGGAAGATTTACGATTATAAGAAGAACATCAAACCCGCACCCAATCCTTATTACACTCTGGATAAATTTTATGGAAATCTTTCCATCCAAGAATACCGCAAATTGTTGAAGACCGAGCATATGCTTTTAACCATTGAGAAACCGTTGACGCGAACATTGCCCGAATTGCACGAAGAAACTGACGAAATGATTTTGAACGTGGGTGCAAGTGTGGGTTCATACAAGGTGAAAAGACAGAGCGAGAAGGTGACTGGTCCGAGCAAGTCAAATATTATGTTGTCTACGTTTGGGCTCACCTAAAGGGAACTACGTTCCGCTTCGCTTAACCCTTTTGAACCCTCCTTTTTTTGCTTCGTTTATTTAAAGGGAACTACGAGTTCCGCTTTGCTTACCCCTTTTGAACCCTCCTTTTTTTTGCTTCGTTTATTTAAAGGGAACTGACGGTTAGCTTTTTTTGCTTTGCTTATACCTTCCCTTTAAGTATGGGATTATAAGGGAACGACGAGTTCCCTTAAAGGAAACCATGGGTTCCATTATTTTTAAAAACAAATTATAGAATTGTCCATATAATTCTATAATAATGACGATTCTCTCTTGCAAATTGATGGGCGGATTAGGAAACCAGTTGTTCCAAATCTTTGCAACTATTTCTCTCTCTTTGTCTACCGGCAAAGTATTTTTGTTTCCCTATTCAAATATTTTAACAACGGGAATGACCAGACCCACTTACTGGCACACCTTATTGGACGGACTGCTCAACAACACGACTTGTAAAACCGCGGAATCGGATAATCCGCGCATTTTTTCTTTGCCCCAGATTGGAGAAAAAGGTTTTGAACACGATGAGATGGTTATAATCCGCGTAAATTTGGAAAAAAAACCGGCGTGTCTGCACGGATACTTCCAGACCTATAAGTATTTTGAAAAACATTACGATACCATTATCCAACATATTGGGTTGCGAGCAAAACAAGAAGAAATTCGCAATAAAACCACATTAATGAATGGTTTAGGAAACAGAAATGTTTCTCTTCATTTCCGGTTGGGTGATTACGTTTCAAAACAGAGCCATCATCCAATTATGTCAATTAAATACTATATGGGCGCATTGACCCGTATTATTGACGAGCTAGGGTCGGAGACATTTCGCGTGATTTATTTTGGAGAAAAAGAAGACGAAACCACGATTAAAATTTGTATTCAAATACTGACAAAGAAATTTCCGTACCTAGAATTTGTGAAAGCGGATTTAGACGAAGACTGGGAACAAATGTTGTTGATGAGTTTGTGCGACCATAACGTGATTGCAAACAGCAGTTTCAGTTGGTGGGGGGCCTATTTCAATAAGAATCCAAATAAAATTGTGTGCTATCCTACGACCTGGTTTGGACCGGCAATGCGAAACCACGATACGAAGGATTTGTGCCCACCGAGTTGGGTACGGGTTTAACCCATTTTCATTTTTTTATTTTATCAAAAACATTGGTATAAATATTTGTGTAGTATGGGTTTAAAAGGGAACGACGAGTTCTCTTTATAAATGAAAATCGCATTCTACACTTGTTTTTTTGGCGCGGACTCCAATGCACGAAATAAAATTCCACCTTGCCCTCAACCGGATGACTGTTTTTTTTACACCAATAATCCAAACACTTATGCACAGTTGGAAAACACGGGTTGGAGTCCGGTTTTTATGAATGTCCCGATCAAAAACAATTTGACAGCGGATGCAATGGATGCAAAACATTTGAAGGCTTGTCCCTACATGTACCCCGAACTGAATGGATACGATGTAACGTGTTATTTTGACAGCGCGCTCACTGTGAAAACTGAAGAAGTGATTGAGTTGGCGACCAAAGCATTTACATATAGCAACTACGATATGTTGATTGCGCGTCATCCATTTATTAGTGCTACGTGGCAACCATCTGCCAAAAGTGAGTTTACCGAAGCGATGCTGCAACCAAGGTACCTGGCAGAGAAAGACAAGTACGAAAAATACATGGCGGAACAGATTCAGTCAGGACTTTTGGAGACAGACGATATCCATTATGCAACTGGGTTTATAGTAAGGAAAAACAATATGGAAATGCGGAAATTGGGTGAAGTGTGGTACCGACACATTTTGGCGTGCGGAATAGAATGCCAGATCAGTTTTTTCTTTGTCCAACAGATGTTCAAAGGAAAAATTTATGGGATAGAGCCGTATTCGTGCTTCAAGTAGGGAAACCTACGGTTAAGGCACCCTATAAGGTGCGTCGCGTCTAGCGACGCTCCGGCGGGTGCCGACCATCGGGCGCTTGCATCCGTAGGATGCTATAAGGTGCGTCGCGTCTAGCGACGCTCCGAAGGCCCTTTCCCCTACGGTTCCGCTTTGCTCATCCCCTTCCCTTCACTTTAATATATAGGGTGCTTCGCTTAAGGTTGCTTCGCTTAACGGTGCTTCGCTTAAGGTTGCTTCGCTTAAGGTTGCTTCGCTTAACGGTGCTTCGCTTAACGGTGCTTCGCTTAACGGTGCTTCGCTTAACGGTGCTTCGCTTAACGGTGCTTCGCTTAACGGTGCTTCGCTTAACGGTGCTTCGCTTAACGGTGCTTCGCTTAAGGTGTCTCATCACAATCAATTTTCTCTAAACATTGTTTGGCGCATGTGCAACAACGAATGTTGCAATCCATTACGACTTCGCACGAATTCAGGCAGAACCGCCAGCAACCAATACACGTTTTGCAAATAGATGCGGTTGTTTTGGTGCATTTCATGCAACCTCTCTCCATCACTTCGGGTTTTACTGCTTCTAACTTCGTTTCTTCGGCCTTCGTTTCTTCGGCCTTCGTTTCTTCGGCCTTCGTTTCTTCGGCCTTCGTTTCTTCTTGTTTGAGTTCGGTGTGCTTTACTTCGCTTGACATTATACATTAGAAAAACATAAAATCTGTAGGTTCCCTTAAAATTGAACTTTTTACAAAACAATTTATTAAAAATATTAAAGATATCCAAACAATTAATTATAACCAAGAAATGTCGTCGTCCAAAGAAATGTTGTCAACCAAAGAAATGCAAAAGACCTTCAAGTTGCTCATGAAGATGCCTATGTACAAGGAGCTGGCAAAGGAGAACAAGTCATTGACTGAGCGCATTCGGTCATTGGAGTATGCCGTTCAATACCTGGAATCCAAGAACGCAAAGCTTGAGAAGAAACTCAGTAAAAAGCAAAAGGCTGTCCAAATCATTGATTTGTCGTCAGATGATGATGAAGATGAAGGTAACATATCCATTGTAATTGAGGAAACCGACGACCACATTGTATTTGACGACGAAATCGTTATTGTGGAAAATACAAAGAAAAATGCATTGGAAGAGTTGCTTACAAAGTATCCGGACTACCAACAACACAAGGAGGAAGTTGTTATTAAAAAAGAAAAAATAGTTAAGGAAGAGGTTTTAGAGGAGGAAGAAGAGGAAGAAGAGGAAGTTGTTTTAGTAGAGGAAGAGGAAGTTGTTTTAGTAGAGGAAGAAGAAGAGGTTGTTGAAGAAGAAGAAGAAGAGGTTGTTGAAGAAGAAGAAGTCGTTGAAGAAGTCGTTGTAGAGGAAGAAGTCGTAGAGGAAGAAGTCGTAGAGGAAGAAGTCGTAGAGGAAGAAGTCGTAGAGGAAGAAGTCGTAGAGGAAGAAGTCGTAGAAGAAGAGGTTGTTGAGGAAGAGGTTGTTGAGGAAGAAGAAGAGGTTGTTGAGGAAGGCGAAGACGAGGACGTCTACGAAATCCAAATCAACGGAAAAACATACTATGTCACCAATGAAGTTGACAGTACCATTTATGAAGCGGACGAGGAGGGCGAAATCACAATTGAAGCGGGTGTTTATAAGAATGGAAAGCCCATATTCAATTAGGGGAACTACGTTCCGCTTCGCTTACCCCCTATGACCCCTCCTTCATAAATAAATGTTATTGATTCCATACTTAAGATAACATAATTAAAAGGAAAGGTATAAGCAAAGCGACCCTAAGCAAAGCGACCCTAAGCAAAGCGACCCTAAGCAAAGCGACCCTAAGCAAAGCGACCCTAAGCAAAGCGACCCTAAGCAAAGCGACCCTAAGCAAAGCAAAAAAAAGGCGTTGACCGTAGGTTTCCTTTAAAAAATGTATTTTTTATCGTATACAATGTATTTCAATGCATACGATAAAATTGGCGAAAACCTCTATTTAGGAAATAAGGATGCAATCAAGACCGAAAACTTTTTTACACTCATTGTAAATTGCACCAAAACCGATGTTGAATTCCCACCCAACTGCACAAATTGTATCCGCATTCCAGTAGATGATACTCCAGACGAATCGGAACATCTTTTACAACTACTGGATTCCACCCATGTTTTGCAAAAAATTCATGAAAACACGGGCCCTGTTCTGGTACATTGTCATGCAGGCAGGCAAAGGTCGTGTGCGGTTGTCGCGTGTTATTTGATTAAGTACTATAACATCACGCCGATTGATGTGGTTGAATACATAAAATCAAAAAGACCCGAAGCGTTTTTTGGATCGGTCAATTTCTCCAACACCATCAATCAGTTTTACTTAAGGGAACATTCTAACGACATAAGCAACGTGGTTCTTAATAAGGGAAAGGGCAAGGGAAAACCGTAGGTTTTCCCTACTTTAGAGGAACCGCATCGGCATCGTTGATTTGCGCTTATTATACTGCAACGGCCGGTTCCCATTTTTCAAGTCATATACAAATTTGGCCTGCTTCACTTCTTCGTACCCCGTTTTAAAATCGGTGACATTGACAAAATCCGTTTTTTCATCAATGTTGTAATCCATTTTGTAAATGGTGTAAAGTCCCTCGTTTGTTTTTTGAGAATATTTTTCAAAATCAAACTTGTTCATTATGCGTTCTGTTCCATGTTCAAAATGCACAATGTTTTCAGTATCGTTAATTTTGAAAAAAACGTCGCGGTCAATCCCAATTCCGGCATTGATGGCCCGTTGTTGCAACAAATTGTCTTCATATCCCCAGCCCCAAAAATTGGGGAATCCACCAATGCGTTCAAAATCGCGGCCTAACACCGAAATAATTCCACCAAGCGTATAGGTATATCCGTAAAAATGTTTGATTTTATTGGCGCTAGTTGCATACGGCAATATATTTTTACGCGCTGGCATATTGTCCACATCATTGAAGACAAATGTGATATCCTTGTAATCATTGGGGTAAAGCCGCGTCGCAACAATGAAACCAATGTTTTTCATCGCCCCGCGATTGAATTCGCGCGTATCCTGCTGGTGAACAAACATGTATTTGTATGAATCCGCAGGATAATCCTCCATAACCATTTTCATATGGTTCTTGAAATTTTCTAAATGGGCTTCGCGGTTGCGATACGGAACAATAAAAATAATTTTGGGAGAAACTGGTTCGTTGCCGGACATGTTACTTACTTACTATATGGTTTTATTTTTTTAAAGGAAACCGTGGGTTCAACAAGTTTACGCCTTTTTCCTTTGCTTATACCTTTCTCTATACCTCGCTTCGTTCGGAGGCTCACCTTAAGGGAAGGGGTCATAGGGCGTAAGCTTCGCGGAATAACCGTAGGTTTCCCTTATTTTCCAGTGAATTTCTTCATAACACACGGCGGAATCAAATCATTCTTGATTAACTCCAGTTTGCGATAACATTTGCTAATTGTTACTTCGCTCACTTTGCACACCGTGGCAATGTCCGCCTTTGACTGGCTCATATTGAATGACTGGCACACAAAATAAATAATTCCCGCGGCAATGGAATGGGGCGTGTTGTCTTGGATGATATTCGCCTTTTCCACTTTGGATGCGATGAATTTACAAAGCATCGTATGGTCTTTATTTAAATTCAATTTGCTGCAATATCGGTCAATAAATGCGCTGGGTAATGTGATGCCTAAATTGGCGACTTCTATTCCATTGTTGCGCTGAACGTTATTCAGAATTTCTAAAGCCAGACTGCATCCGTGGGTTGCACTCGCATTGTCTAAATTGAATACCTCAGCAATTTCGTGCGGGGTTCGGGTGCAACCATTCAGTCTGCACGAAATGTAAATGGATGCGGCTTTGATACCGTCGCGATTGCAACCTCGGAACATTTTTTGTTCGGATATGTCTTTGTGGATGGAAAGCGCGTCGTCAACGAATATTTTAGGAATACCGGCGTTTTGCGCCATTGTGCTTATGTACATAAATTCGTTGTAAAGCGATTTCTCGCGATGAGGGATGGATTGCCACTCGGTCCATTTGCCGATTTTGCGCATTTCGTAGGAGGATTTGCCAGTGTACAAGACTTTGCAACCGAGCGACGATTCCTGCAATAATGGATTGATTGGGTTGCCGCAGCGGGTAGGGTCGGTTGAATTTTTGTCGTCGGCGCCGTAGAATCGCCATTCGGGGCTTAAATCCACAACGTCTTTGAATATTCTACCGCAGTCGGGGTTCACACACGTTGGAAATCCGTCGTCCACGTTCATTAATATGGAGTTGCAATTGGTGCACATGTCGGGATTGGATTCGTAGACGCATTCTACGGTTGATGGAGCCGTTTCGCAGTCATTGTCTAGAATTTCCCAGATTTTGTTTTTTTCTAAACTAGTTAGCTGGCTTTTTCTTTTTTTAGTTTTGGATTTGGATTTTTTTTCAGGTTGATGTTCTTCTTCCATTATATGTGTTGAATAGTATTTAGTCTGGTATTGAACGTAGGTTATTTTTATATTCTTTGCATTTGTACTGGAGCTTAAAGTTCAATTTTTAAAGGAAACGTAGTTTCCTTTTGACCTCATACTTATAATGAAAATTATGTAAGCATATAATAAGAATGAGTAAAAAACGTTTAAGAAACAAAAATATAAAAACTAAAAAAATCAGAGGAGGTGAATACAACCTAATAAACAGTTTGAAATCTAAATTTCAAGGCAAAGCCGACAGTCTTACAAGTGAAGCTGAAAGTCTTACAAAAGGGTTGAAAAAAGAAGGTGAAAGTTTTACAAAAGATTTGGAAAAAAAAGGCGAAAGTCTTACAAGCGAAGCCGACAGTTTTACAAAAGGGTTGGAAGGCAAAGCCGACAGTTTTACAAGTGAAGCCGACAGTCTTACAAGTGAAGCCGACAGTCTTATAAGCGAAGTGGAAGGCAAAGCCGACAGTCTTACAAGTGAAGTGGAAAGCAAAGCACTCAGTATGGTTCCTGGCGCCTCCACTGCATTGAGTGTTGTATCCACATTCAATTCCGCGGTACAAAAAATAATGGTGCCTCCCACACCCGGGGATAAATTCCGCCAAGCATTGGTCAACCTAAGTACAAACACCAAATTCAAATACTATTTTGAACACGCAATCAACAAAATAATGGTTTCGGAATTTTACAAAATATTGACAACCCTTGGTGAATATTCTAAAAAATATTCAGACATCGTAGAGAAAATTGTTGAAATCACTGGAGCCAGTATGTTTGACGACGACCTAGATTTCTATTCCGATTTGAATGTATTCCCAGCCAGTCAGATTAACAAAGATGTTGAATCTGATTGCACGTTGTCATCTGAATCCGTTACAGACAAAGAATTGAAACAGTTAAATGTAGACCAAATTCTGGATGATGCCGAAATAGAAGAGTTCTTGGAAGATGCAATGATAATTGGTGTTCCAGTAATTGAGAACATATTTGAACTCCTGGGAAAAACAATTGCAGAATACAAAAATATAAGAAACAAAATGAACGCATTGCTTGAAAAAACAGACGATATTGAAAAGCATTTTGAGGATTTCCGAAAATTATCTGACGAAGCAGTTGAACTAATCAATGCAATTTTTAACAAATTTGATACAAGCAATATGCGTGGCGGTTCAAACTGTTTATCAGAAGGCAAAGAACCAACAATGCCGTCTGATAAAGACGATTTCAAAGAACAGTCTCTCTTATATAAACCTGATAAAAATACAGATTGTTCTGATGAATCTGCCATAAAATTGGATCAATTAAAAAAATTGTATGAAGAGAAAAAAAATAGAATAGACGCCAAAGATGATTTTTACAATACTTTGTTGAGAATGTGTATAACTGGTAGAAACAATTTATCCAAACTCCTGAAACAAAAACTGTCTATAATCCTGAACAGAATCATAAAAAGACTCTATGACATTGCAAACACAAAAAACATAATTAATGGGGATGAAATCAGAGACGATGAAGATTTTTCTGACTACAAATACTTGAAAGAGGGTGAAGATAAAAATGTTGATTTTGATCTTTCGGAATATCCTTTATTTCAACAAACAATTGCCAACACAACCAAACAACTTATTTGCAAAATTCAGAAAAAATCCAACATTGATACACAACTTTTCAAAGATATTGTGAAACCGGCTTTTATTGGAAAAAAAGAACAATTGAGAGACTTGGTAAAAATCTGGTCAACCGATGTTTCTGAAAAAAAAAGATTAATAAACAAGTTGAAAAAAGGTTTTAAAGAACTAGCTGAAGTTGAAGAAATTACAAAATATATAGAAGAATTGGAAGAACAAATTCAGATAGCTGTAGATACTCAAAAAGGGTTGAAAGAGTATATTAAATCAGCTAAGGAAAGAAAGGGTGAGACAGTTATAACCGGCGGAACTACTCGGAAATTTTCTTCTCCAGTTTCTCAAAAAACTCGGCGTCGTAGACAAACTTCCCGGTAGGTTTGTAATTTGAAATCGGCGTAAATGTCTTCGTCTCTTTCTTCTCTTTCTGGAAAAGTCGGTCATTCAACTTTTCATCTGGAACATCTTCCATCTTTTCAATGACATTCCCGTTTTCATCCACAATTAAACCCATCTTTTTTTTGATTTCACTTCTTACATAAGACGGCACAAAATGCGCCCAAGAAATGAAGAGAGAGTTCGGGTGCATATACCGAATATGGAACTTGTTGTCTTCCAACTTATCCACTAAATAAGCAATGCAATCCGACTGTTGGTAAACCGGTTCGCCAAAAATGTACTCGGGAACGGTGAACCAAATGTATTTATCTCCACCGCGACTGCGCGCCGTGATTTTGATTTTGTTGTGGATGCGGTTCAGAATCTTGTTGAAGATAGAGACTTGTTTCAAATCCTTCTTCTGCTGCTTTTCGTAGAGATCGTCAATGTTGATTTTGCCATTCGTTTCTTCTTCGGTAGGTAGTAAAAAAGCCATATTATATAATAAACAGGATTTTTATTATATAAACATTAACCGCCTAATCTAATTAAACAATGTCTGAAAATTCAAATGAAGAAAATGAAAAAACAGAATCAAACGTCTTAGAAGGAGGGATGAGCAAAGAGGTACCTACGGGACCCCTTAATATTGTGATCAACGGCGGCGGAGTCAACCTTTTCAACATATATGGCGCACTAAAACAATCCAATTTGTCCGGAATCTGGTCTCACGATTCTGTCCAATCTTACTATGGAACATCCGCTGGTGGAATTATGTCGGTTATTATGGCTCTACAATACAGCTGGGAGGAATTGGACGATTTTATTATCAAACGCCCGTGGCAAAATGTGTGGAAATTCAATGTTTTGAAGGTTTACGACTATTATTTGAACAAGGGCATTTATGGAATTGAATTATTTAAAGACATGATCGGCCCTTTATTCAAGGGTAAAGATTTGGATCTTACAATTACATTGAAAGAATTTTTTGAAATCACTGGAAAACACATTCATCTGTATGCAACAAAACTTTCTACATTTGAAATTACCGAATTTTCACATAAAACACACCCGAATATGGAGGTGCTTACTGCTTTGCATGCAAGTGCTGGATTGCCAATTTTATTCAAACCCGCTGAATATGATGGCGAGCTTTATACGGACGGTGGATTCCTAATCAATTATCCTTTGGCCAAATGTACAGATGATCCGGCAACTATTTTGGGAATTCGGAATGTTTATACGGCAAGCAATGCCAATGTGAATGAGGTTCAGGGTATGTTTGAGTATCTTTCGTATATACTAAATATTGTTACTGACAAAAATCAGTGCCTACCCACTGTAAAACCAGGATACGAAATTTTATTGAATGCCGAATTTGTTGACTACTCGTCCATTTTTAAATTAGCCAATAGTCAGGAGGAGAGAGAAACGCTTATAAAGAAAGGGGCGGAGGACGCAATTCAAAGCTTATTGTTAGACCAGATGAATCTTGAATAATTCGTAATAATATAATAATTATCTTATTATATTATAATTTTAACTGCAAAAAATGTTGAAAACATTTAACTCTTTACAAACTCCTCCAAATTTGTATCGGTAATCTTGGCGTCAAATTCGTAAGTGTTGCCGTCTTTCACCATTTTGATAGTAGGATAAGAGGTTATATTGAACTGGCTGATCATTTGGGCAGTCTCCTGTTTATCCGGATCGGTGCAGTCAACCGCTACACAAATGATTTTAGAACCATTCACTACTTTGCCGTCATACTTGTTCGTGAATTGGGACCAAACCGGCTTTGCCTTCTTGCAATGGGGGCACCAATCTGCAAAGAAAAAGTAGACGGTCGCGTCCTTGGAACCACTTGGTTGGTAGATGTCCGCGTTGGCTTTAGGTTTGGTTTGTCCCCATTTTCCATAAGCATAATAAGCAACCCATCCAAATATGCCTAAAAGTACTAAGATAACAAGTTTACTGTAGTAAGGTCGGATGTATTGAGAAATAGTTTCGTAAATGTTGGCCATCGTATATTGTTTACGAACATTTAATCAATCCAGAATAAAACTAATTTTCAAATTATTTTTTTTTAATTTATTTATTTGTCAACGGTATATAAGAGAGATGTCCAAGACCAGAAAAAACGTATTTACACAAGAGGATTATGATAGTAATGACGGATTTCTCACATCTATTTGGGGCAACAGTGCGTGGCATTTACTTCATACCATTAGTTTCAATTATCCAGTGAATCCGAAACCCAAAGACAAAGAGAATTACCGCAATTTTGTGTTGAGTTTGAAAAATGTGCTGCCGTGCGGTAAATGCCGAGCCAATTTGAAAGAGAATTTCAAGAAGTTGCCATTGCGAATGGCAGATATGAAGAATCGGGAAACATTTTCCAAATATATGTTTAATTTGCACGAGCTGATAAACACCATGTTGAGCAAGAAATCGGATTTGACATATGAAGAAGTCCGAAATACTTATGAGAATTTTCGCTCTAGATGCATCAAGGGTGAGAAACCCAAAAAAACGTTGAAAAAAAAAGAGAGTGGATGCACCAGACCGCTTTATGGGAAAAAAGCCAAATGTTTGTTGCGAATTGTCCCGCAAGAAGAGAAAGAGAAACCCTTCCAAGTAGATTCCCAATGCATAATAGGGAACCAAGGTATTCAGCAAAGCTTACGCCCTATAACCCCTCCTTTTATAAAGGAGAAAGTCAAAGACCTATAGGGAACCAACAAAAACTTTTTTGCTATACTCTATAATGTGGTTAGACGATTTGATTTCGTATATCCGGTCCTTTTTTAGAAGAAGAATAAAAAAACCAGAATACATAATTATTGATGAATATGAAACGACTGGTTTGTTTGATTTTGGAGACAAAGAACTATAATTGCTTTTAGGCAAATTTCTTAAGAAAAAAGGAAGGTATAAGCAAAGCAAAAAAAGGAAACCTTGGTTTCCTTTCCTTTATTGTATTCATAAAATATATAATGTCCGCTAGACTAAATATGAATGAAAAAAGAAACATCTCGTGGAAAGGTCAAACATTCAACCAAGTGGTTGCCGGCCTGAAAATGAACACCAATACATTCAGCACAACATCTACACGAGGGTTCTTTTTACCACCTCCTATAAAACATTATCGTAGAGAAATTGCCAATACAAATGCGAATTGTAAAACCCGCGCCAATGTGGACGGCGACGCTTTTTTCCAACCCGGTGGAACCATTGACAACACTGCTTCTTCCGTTCCTCCGACCTATGTTGCCGAATTCAATTTGACCGTGAATAATACCGAGAGACCCGCCGACAGATGCGATACTGTGGCGTGCAGTAAATCCGCCGACGCAAGACGCCGGGTCCGCAGTTCCGGCAATATTAAGCGAAAGTTCTCCGCTTCCAACGACACTTATTATACTTCCAATAACGAGTATTTGGTCAGCCGAAACCGAACCGTGAAACAGAACGAGGTGTTCAGTATCCGATACGGCAATCCCAGTTACAAACCCGGTTCGCCAAACAGCATTCCCAACATTTACACGCCCAATGGAATCAACCACTGCGCCAAGGTCTCTATCAAAGGCTTTAGCTCAACGCCGTTATTCCAATACCAATGGATTGACGCAACCATAAATGATTTCACCATTGCCGATGGAAACTACGATATGTGCGAACTCAATTTGCTTTTTCAAACTACACTTATGAACCGTGGACACTATTACAACGACATAAACAATGGCAGCAAAGTGTTTTTATTTAATTTTGTATATACCACATTTGATGATAAAGTGCAAATCCAATGCTTTGCAACCGATACTACAATTCATCCGGATAATAGATACACACTTCCAAATGGTGCATCGTGGGTTAAACCGAGTGGAACCATTGTTCCAGTAATACGTATTTTGAATAACGCTTTCCAGGCTATTTTAGGAATATCGGCGGGCAATTATCCTCCTGCGGATATTAGTGGAAATACCGTTGGACAAAGAGACCAAACCCAGCCATCCGCTCGTGTAAGCGGCTATGCGGGTACTATTTATAATATTTACAATTCCGCTTATACAGATAATACGGTAATAAATGCATATAACGCAATATATCCAGGCTATGTTAGAGGAAATCAGTTTAAGACTGGAACTGCCAACCCGACCATTGGAACACCTTATGTTCCGCTGTATTATAAACCAAGCAACAGCAAATTTGCGTCGCAAGGCGGGGTGGATTCTAGCGCCCGATTAACCCGGTTGAAATATGATACAGTGACCAACTCGGCGAATTCATTTATGACGGCCTATGGAAAACACACGGCGAATGCACTTGCCTATGGGGTTGCTTCTCCTGGATATACCATTAAAGATAAAGTTGGGTATCCGGCGGCCAGAACGCCGACCGTGAGCAGAGGTGTGGTTACGGCGTGCCAGTCAAGTAAGCTGATGAATGGTTAAGGTGCGCCAGCACCGACGTGTAAGGTGCGTAAGTGCCGACGCTTATCCCCTCCTTTTTTATTTAAACCATTGAATGATTTTATCAATAATAAAATCATTGTATTATTTACATTATACAAATAGATTTAGTTAGCGGTTTACTAAGATAAATTTTAAACTTATCACTATTTTTAATTGTGTTTATGTCATTTAATAATAATTTTGTATGCTCGTTAATTGCTCTATCAGCAAAAATGCCATCACTATCAGTATAATAATGTAATAAATCCGTCTTGTCGTAAACCCTCCATTTGATACTGACATCAATGTTGTTTAATATATATTTTTTAATATGTTTTTCATTAATTAAATTGAATATATCGTAAAGAATTATATTTTTTTCATCTTCGCTCAAACTTTCATCAATTTCAATATTAAGGTTGTGCGAGAAATTTCCATATTTATTAATGTACTTCTTATGCATATTATATCTTTTTATAATAATTTTTTTTAAAAGTGTTACTTAATCAATAAATGTTGTAAAGGAGGGTTCTTAAGGGAACTATTAGTTCCCTTAATATTGTATAATGGACAAAAAAGAAACTGAAAAAGAAAAAGAAACCAAAACCACCATTCAAATTTTTGGTCTAATTACGTTTGCGTGGGTTATGATTGGTCTCATTGCGTTTTTGTGGTCAATCTATTGTTTTGGAAAAGCCGGAACCATTTTCCAGAAAATGGTAGGCATCATTCTCTCAATGTTTTTGGGACCGCTGTTTTTCTTTTATTATAGATACAGCCCCACCTACTGCAAGTAAAGGGAACTCGTTGTTCCGCTTTGCTTAAAGGCGAAGCCTAACGGCTTAACCCTCCTTTATCTGGGTTTTTATAAAAAAAGGGCGTAATGAAACATTTTAATTATTCATCAGTATATATATGAAAGAAGCCTATAAAGTTATAGACAATTTTTTATCTATAGAAGACTTGGAAATGTTATCAGTGTATGTAGACAACAATGATTCTGCACAATCTAGATATAAATCTAAAGATATAGCTAACTACATATATACGAACTATGAAGATAAATTTAAAGAATTAGGTATATTCGGTCTTAGTGACGATATTACAATATCTAAAAATAATAAACCCATTCCTAAGCATAGAGACAATAAAGTATCTGGAGAAACACATAAAATTCTAATCTATTTAAATAATGTTAATAATGGTGGTGGAACATATTTTTATATAGACGGTAAAGAAATATTAGTAGAAAATAAAAAAAATAGACTCGTATTATTTGATATAAATATAGAACATAAAGGTCAGGAGTTTAGCTGTGACTATATAAAAAAAACAATCGGATTTAGAACGGATTTAGAACGGATTTAATAAAGGAATAAAGAAAACCAAGGTATTCAGAGAAGCGAATCTTTTACGCCTTTTGAACCTTCCTTTAAGGTAAACCTATGCAGTATAACCCCTCCTTTGAAATCCATATTTTAAAGGAGGGGGTAAGCAAAGCAAAATAGGGGAACGTAGTTCCCCTAAAAGGCATTTAAAGATATATTACCATTGTTTCTATAAATGTTTATTAATCACAACTTGCTCCAGTTTTACCCCAGGTATATGCATCTGCGTGTTTTTGTCTCTGATCCAGAGATGTACGCCAAGTACTACGAGGCAATTTACAACCACAACACCAATTTGAACAACAATCCTCACCATATTGATGCCGGATTTGATTTATATTCGCCTTATGCCGAGTTTGCGTGCACTTCTGACAACGTATCCAAGTTGGATTTCAAGGTAAAGTGTTCCGCACAAATTGTAGAGAAGGACAACAATGGCCTAATTTGCTCTTATAACACGGGTTATTATATGCATCCCAGGTCCAGCATTTCCAAGACGCCTTTGCGCTTAGCCAACTCAACGGGCATTGTGGACTCCGGGTATCGCGGACCCCTCATTGGGATGTTTGATTGCATAAGACTCCAGTATTTGGTGGAGAGATATGACCGTCTTATTCAGATTTGTGCGCCCAGTTTGATGCCGATTTTTGTAGAGTTGGTGGACAAGGTGGATGATTTAGGCGCAGAGACCATTCGTGGAGAGAGGGGAATTGGGTCCTCCGGGCGATAGGAAACTGTAGGTTGGGTGCTTCGCTTACTATGAAATTATAAGGAAATGTGTCGTTCCCTTATAATTATACAAAAAATCTTGTTAAGATATCTAAATGGCCGATTCAGAGAAATTTGCACTTGATATTAGTGAAATAGAACCCAAATCGACGGATTTAGAGGAAAACACCTCCGTCATCAGTTCCGAGGGATTAAACTCCGAATACGTGATTGATAATCTCTCTCCAAAATGGGGAATCATGTTGACAGTGCAGGACAATCTCAATTTGCGCATCGGAACCCAACTCAAAAAGAAATATTTTAATGCGGGGTTCTGGAATTACATTTCAACGCCCATTAATTTCACAATAACCTTGTTCACTGCACTTTCTGCCGGCCAGACCGGGTCCGGTTCCAATTTCTTAACCGCGGACCAATTGTTCTATATTTTGTTGGCCACGTTCATTTTGTCCATTATCAACACGTTTTTCAAATTGAAAGAAAAGGCGGAAATCAATTACAATTCCGCGAAATCGTGGGAACTTTACGCAGCAACATTTGAACAAATCTATTTCACACCCATAGAGAAAAACGAAGATGTTGCCCAAAAACTGCAAAATTACAATGAACTTATTTGCAAAATAAATGCAGAATATGTGGAAGAAACCGTGGATTATGTCAATTACATTACCGAGCTGTTTTTTTATTTGTTTCGGCTTTGCCGGATTTACAAAGATTATCGGCATTTAGGGATTAAACGCAGGCACTGGATTTTGGACGGTTCAACCGCGGATTTTTACAAAAGAAATGTAGAGAAATCTTCAGATAAAGACGATGGAGTTTGTTACAAAGGGTACGAAATTGATTCCAAGATTTTTCGCAAAAATTTGAATCAGATTGAGAGAACCGAAAATAAACCAAATAAGTATTATTTCTTCTAATAATATATAATGTCGTTAGAACAACAAAATGAAATGCCATCAAGTGATTATGGTGCAACTGATTCGCCAGCAACTGATTCTCCTGCGCCCGTACCTGAAATGCCTGCGCCCGTAGATGAAATGCCGGCAGCTGCAGTAGCTACGGAAGAATCAAATAAAAGTTCTTCATCCGTAGAATCCCTGCCTGGTAAAAAGAGAAAGCGCAGAAAGAGTAAGAAAAACACCAAATGCAAGAGCAAAAAAACCAAGGCCAAAATGAGAAATTGCAAATGCATCTGCAAAAGTAAACGAAGAAGCAAAAAAACAACAAAAAAGAGTCTCTATGAAATGTATAGCAATGATGGAAAGTCCCAGTTCTAATGATTCTCTCGTTGATATTGAAATACAAACCCCCAAACAAAGTGTAGATATTGTTGTTGTTCCAAAAACAACAACATCTGTATTAACAATCCAAGAAAAACTTGGAGACCAGGATTTCCAGCAAAAAGCTGGCGTCACAATTACAGTGTTGCTTGAATTGTATCGCGTATTAATTGCGTCTTTTCTAATCTTATTTGTTCCTCAAACGTGCGGAGACCATATCTGCTCCATCTCCGAAAATGCGCAAACCGGTTCGGACCCCCTGTATAATGCCGGATTCTCGTTTAACTGCATTACATTGATTGCATTTATGGCAATGTATTTTGCGGAAATCAAGAGAGAAGGAAAGCTAATTGCCTATTTAGACGTAAATCCCAGGTGTAAATCAGACAATGATTCAGTTGGTGAGGTATTGGCGCGCCTTCCCGAGTACAGGAAAACGGCAATTCTGTTTTACGATGGCCTTTATCAGAAGACCGGGTATTTCGCATTGACGTGTTTTATAGTGAACACGGCTCTCTCTGGGTGCGTTGTCTCCAAATACTATTTGGATGACAAGACCACGTCCACATTTATTACATCGGTTCTCTTTATGATTACCAAAATGGCGGACGTTTATTCTACCGTGAAAACAGAGAAGAATATTTTGTATAGTGCATATCTAAAAGGCAAGGTGCAGTACAATGATTTGGACGCAGATAAAGGAAACCAACGGTCAGCTTCGCTTATGCCTTTGGAACCTTCCCTTTAAGGAAACCAAGGTATTCAGAGAAGCAAAGCTTCTCTTATGCATTTTGATCCCTCCTTTTACACCATTGAAGAATTAAAACGGCACGTTTTAATTCTTCAAAGATGCGGTATCGGTAACGATTTGAAACAAGGCACACCTGCGGTGTGCCGTTTTAAATCTTCACCGGTATAATTGCTCATTATTAAATACTATAAAATTATTTAATAAGGAGGGTTTAAAAGGCGTAAGTAAAGCAAAGCTTTACTGAATACCTTGGTTCCCTTGCCTGTAACATTTTCTGCACAGGGGCATATAATTATCACTTCCAATCACCACTTGGTTCACCTCTGCACTCACACGATGAGAGAAAACCGCCAAAGTCCCATCTCTGCACATTCCGCAAAATGCGGACAGCTTCTCTACTTTGTCCGAGTAAGGAATCAAATCCAACAATGAACCAAATCGTTGTCTGCGAAAATCGCCGTCCAATCCGCAAATATGCACTTGTTTCTGGTATGTATCCACCATTTCAATGACGGTTGGCACTAGGTCATCAAAGAATTGCCCCTCGTTAATCAAAATAACATCCGCATCTATCCACAGGGTTTTGTCCGCCAATGCATTTGTGAAAACACACGGTATCTCTACGCGGTCGTGGGATGAAAGCGCGGTCTCACTGTACCGAGTATCCAACGAATAATTGATAACCACGATTTTTTTCCCTATGAATTTGTAGGCCTTATAATGCTGGATTAGGCGCGTGGTTTTCCCGGAAAACATCGGCCCCAAAATGAGTTCTAAGTACCCGCCGGATTGATTCATTATACAAATAATGCAAATTTCCCTTTAAATCTTTTTAAGGAAACCGTCGGTTTTCAGCGAAGCTTCACTTACGACCTGACGGCTATATCCCTTTTCCCTTTATACTTGTAAAATTGTTGTAATTGGTTTCCCTATAAAGGAGGGGTCATAGGGGAACGTAGTTCACCTAATATAAAATAGTTTATCAAAACCTCAATGTTGCAATCATAATTGTGGATAACAATTTCCATTTTCTCTATGATTTCCGGCGTTACCGGATGATTCAGAATCAAGTAGTTGTAATAATCTTTGATAATCTGTTTCTTATCAATGTTGTAATGAATGCTTAACTTATTAATGAATACTTTTATCTTCATTTCATCTTTCTCTCCATCAAACATTTCGTAAAGACGTTTCCAAATGGTGTCGTCCACAATGTTACTCTGCTGAACAATGATATTCTGGTTCAGCTGAATAAAATTAATCATGCTTCGGATATCCGATTTGTGCAAATTCTGGATGGTATCTATGTTCTGGTCGGTTAAATCAACGCCCTCTTTGACACATATCTCTCGGATAAACTCGCGAATCTTTTGTTTTGGAAGCTGGTTGAAACGGATACATACAAATTCATGTTGCAGAGAAAGTTCAATCTTGCTGATATAGTTGCAAATCAGGAAAAACTTCACATTGTTCCCGCACGTCTGCAGCAAATACTTCAGCGCTTGTTGCGCGTTTTTGGTCATATAATCTACCTCGTCCAGAACCACGAATTTGTAGCCGGTTTCAAATAAGTTTTTGGTTTTCACAAATTGGTAAATCTGGTTGCGAATAATATCAATGCCTCTCTCGTCGGACGCGTTCAAATGAATGACCAAACTTTTGTTTTTCTTGATTCGCTGGTACTCGTTGATTAAATTGATGATGGTGGTGGTTTTGCCGGTGCCGGGAGGGCCGTATAACAACAAATTGGGAAAATACTTATTTTCAATCATATTCATGAAAAGGGTCTTATTGTATGGGTCAAGCACAATGTTGTCAAAATTGCTGGGGCGATACTTTTCGGTCCAGGGGATATTTTCGTTCATTAGATTCACTAATCAACGAATGTTTATATGGTTTCTTGTTTCTCTACATTTTCTACTTATGAAACCGATAAATACTATAGTTGGTTCCCTCCTTTTTCAAAAGGTCGCCACGAAGATTGTATTTTTTTGAAAAATCCTTGACCGCAGATGAAACCGATGCCATCCAATAATCATCGCCCAAAATTTGTCCACCAACACGCAGTTTTTTCCACCAAAATTCCAAATCCGCAAATACCGCATTGTATGTATGGTCGCCGTCAATAAATATGCAATCTAAAGATTCATCTGCAATTTGGCTATCCTGGATTGCAAGACTTTCATTGCGAAACCAGGTATATCTGTCTTTGTATTCAGATAAATAATCGTTTATAAGACCATGCAATTCGTTAAAATTGTTTCCGGGAATAATGGGAGTTGCAGACATAATATCAGTTGCAAACAAATCATTTTCATAATATTTCATTGGATCCACCAAATATATTTTATCCACATTGGTTGTTTTCAAAATATACTTTGCGTGGGTGCCATATCCAATTCCAATCTCTGCAACTGTTTTGTAATTATTTTCATTAATTATGGTACTGAAAACACCATAATAATTGGGTGCCCATCCGCCAGTCATTGTTTCATTCTTAACCACCGTAGTTTTATAATATGTTTGCAAATCCATTATAATAAAGGGAACTACGTTCCCTTTAAATCCCTCCTTATAGTGAAAACAAAATGAATCCGTAGGTTAATAAGTTTACACTATACCTTTAAAAGTTTTTATCATAAGGGAGGGGGGGTCAAGCCGTCAGGCACTTGCATCCAACGGATGCTTAGGCCTTTGTAGAGGGCATAAGCTTCGCTGAATCCGTAGGTTCCCCTACTTTATAAAAGTTTTTATCATGAGGGAGGGGGTCGTAGGGGGAACCTACGGTTCCCCTACTTTATAAAAGTTTTTATCATGAGGGAGGGGGTCGTAGGGGGAACCTACGGTTCCCCTACTTTATAAAAGTTTTTAT